ATTATATAGAAAATAAGCTTCCGTAGCTAAACTGGATACAGCAGCCGGCTCTTAACCGGAAGATGTGTAGGTTCGAATCCTACCGGGAGCACCAGATGTTAGTAGTAACCCTCGTTAAAATTTGAGGGAGCGAGGTAAAAGAAGTTCCTCATAGGAAAGAAGACCTCCAATGAAGACTCATAATCTATCCGTACTAAGCGTAGTAGATTTGATTATCTCAGGCAGAGACACAGAGGTTCTGGAGATCTTGGAAGAGTTGAGTATCAAGCGCTCAACTAAAAGGAAAGGTAAGCAGGTAGCACAATAAGCTTTATCCCCACCGGCCTTGTAAACCGGTGGGGTTATTCCGGAATAGTCTAACTGGTAGGACGCCGCTCTCTGAAAGCGGAATTCGTGGTTCGAATCCATGTTCCGGAACCATATTGGGGATTAGTAAAATGGCATTACGCTCGGCTCTGGACCGAGAAGTGTGGGTTCGACTCCCTCATCCCCTACCAGTTTATGCCACTGTAGCCCAATCGGTAGAGGCAGCGGATTTAAACCCCGCCAAGTGTCGGTTCGAATCCGACCTGTGGTACGATACGCCGAGGTAGAGTTAAGCAAACCGGTGCCCCCTTTAAGGGTACTATTGCAGGTTCCAATCCTGCCCTCGGCACCAATTAAGCCAAAGTGACGGAATTGGCATACGTAGCTGATTCAAAACCAGCCGGTCATAGACCATGTGGGTTCGAGTCCCACCTTTGGCACCAAATATTATGTCTAAAAAGAATCAACATTATACCCAATGTACAATGCACAAGGCTACTGAAACTGGTACTCTTATCGATGTCGCTTGGATCCCAAGTGAGTTTGCTCATATCGGACGTCATCTTGTCATAAGAGTAAAGGGTGTTTGGGTTTCCGGGTGGTATGTAGTATCAAAGGGCAGTGCTCGCCCTGCTCATTGGGTTGAAGCTCACGAAAGAGATTATTTAAAGCAGCGTGAGGCATCTGATATTTAACTAAGCACTTGTGGCGGAACTGGTATACGCGCTGGAATGAGAGTCCAGTGGGAGAAAATCCCGTGCAGGTTCGAGTCCTGTCAAGTGCACCAATTTGATACTCCAGGTATCTAAGTGAACAGAAGGGATCGAGGATAGTATCACAAGGGCAGCCCATCCTTGCTGGAGAAAAGGGCTCCAATTTTATTCCGGAATCTTCTAATTGGCAGGAAGGCGGGCTTTGACCCCGTTAGTCTTGGTTCGAATCCAAGTTCCGGAACCAGTTTTATAGGAAGCATATGAAGCATCAGAATCCATGTATTTGTGGCCGTAATGAAGGTGAGCTTTGTCTCGAATTTAGAGACACTAAAGATACTGGAATGTGGGTCAATTGGAGAGGAATAGCAAATATGCTGGGTGTGCCTACCGAGGGCCTTTCAGATAAAGAAATAAAGCAGCTGTTTAAAGAATGGAAGCTGCCAGACAGTTTCTAATATACCAAGATGGATGCTGGTATTCCGACACGGTCTCATAAGCCGTTGTTTCGTGGGTTCAATTCCCACTCTTGGTACCAATTTGCGGGATAGAGAAGAAGTAACTCGAGAGTCTCATAAGCTCTAGACCTGGGTGCGAATCCCAGTCCCGCTACCAATGCCAGGAACGACAATTCCACAAATCGTTCGCCCTCAGTGAGAGGGAAAGCGGATGAATACCGCGGCAAATCTTTTATGGCCTATTCCTCTAGTGGTTAAGAGATCGGACTTTCAATCCGACAACGAGAGTTCGATTCTCTCATAGGCTACCAATTATGGTTCTGTAAGCATCTGGTGAGGCTGGCCGACTGTCTATCGGCTGAGGCGGGTTCGATTCCCGTCAGGACCGCCAATTTATGCATCCGTAGCTCAACTGGATAGAGCACCGAGCTTCTACCTCGGGGGTTGAGGGTTCGAGTCCTTCCGGATGTACCATTTCAAGGCCTTATCGTCCAATGGCTTAGGACGTCTGCCTCTCACGCAGGAAATTGGAGTTCGACTCTCCATAAGGTCACCATTTGTATTATTATTGGAAGGTAAGAGCGTCAAGGGATGCTACCGGTCTTGAACACCGGGTGCCTACGGGTCGGGTTCGATTCCTATACCTTCCGCCAGTTTAGGAGATTGTAGTGGACTTCAAGTGTGATCGATGCCAAAAGATGAAAGATGTTGGGGATGTGATTCGCACTAAACCTTATTCTGCTGAACGCAGAGTGGTCTGCTACGATTGTTATGACAAGGACGAACAAGAAGAGCTAAAGAAAAAGCAATTAAGCGCTTATGATTGGCTCTTGAGTCTTTTTCGAATCAGATAATGGAAGTATGGGAGAGATGGCTTAATCCAGTGGTTTGCTAAACCGCCGACCCCGTAAGGGGTCCACGAGTTCGAATCTCGTTGCTTCCGCCAGTTTATGAAACTAAAAGTAGTAGATCATGTAAGACCGGAATGTTATTGTGGCAAACCGGAGAGTTATAAAGGACCTCGTTGTTATAGTTGTCCTTTACGTAAGGAAGGGATCCGGCTGGATGAGGAGCCCGCTTGGAAAGCGTGTAGGCCGAAAGGCTTTGTGGGTTCGAGTCCCACTCCTTCCGCAAGTTTTAAAGAGGAGTTAGAATGACTGCGGTGATTTCGTTTTTTGCTGGTCCTGGTGCGGGTAAGTCAACAAGTTCTGCATATGTCTTCGCCGAACTAAAGAGACGTGGTATAAACTCTGAATTAGTAAGAGAGTATATCAAAGACTGGGTCTGGGAGGGTAGAAGTATTAATGTGTATGACCAGTTCTACTTCCTTGGTAAGCAGATCAGAAAAGAGTCTCTCGTACTTGGGAAAGTAGATGCTATCGTAACTGATTGTCCCGTATGGTTAAGTGCCTACTATGCTGAGAGGGTTTCACCTCCACTTGTTAGAAATGGCGTAGAGTCTTGTGTTCAAGGCTACTATCAGCAGGCCAAGGTTGAGGGCCACCGCCATATTAATGTTTGGTTAAATAGATCAAAGCCTTTTGTCCAAGCCGGAAGATGGCACACTGAAGAGCAGTCTAAAGAAGTTGATAGTGAGTTAAAAGTCTTCTTAAATAAGCGAGGAGTTGAGATTTTGGAATGCAGCTCTGACTTCTCTGCTCTAAATGAGCTCCTTGACAGAGTAGGTTTTTAAGATTACGTACGTGTGGCTCGAATGGTTAGGCATCAGATTGCAACCCTGATATAATGTAGGTTCAACTCCTATCACGTACTCCAATTTACCCGCCGTAGACTAGGTAGTCAGGAGGGTCTTATAAACCCTTTAGCGCCAGATTAGCGTTCTTGACCGGGATCGTTACCCGGGCGGCGGACCAGTTCCTCTTACCTATGATGGGTAAGAGGTTGATTGACTGATTAGATAGGAGTGAGTATGTTTGCATATTTCAAAGAGTTCACCTGCAGAGTTACAGATATTGTTAAGGTTGTGCCGAGACCTGATGGTGGTACATTTGTCTATCTCTCTAACCCGGATAAGACCAGTTCCTCCGGTGTGCACAGAGAATCAACTGAAACATCATATAAGGAAGTCATCACACAGCTGGCACAGTTTATGGGACAAGGTAACACTGCCTATATAAACGTTTCAGAATAGTTTTAGGCCCGAAAGGGCCACATGCCCTCTTAGCTCATCTGGTAGAGCAACGCACTTGTAATGCGTAGGTGACCCGTTCAAGTCGGGTAGAGGGCTCCAGTTCGAGAAGTAAAGCGTCCCCTAAACAAGGAGCATGTATGAGAAGCACCCTGCTATTAGACCAGGGCTACCAACCAGTAGACGTAATTAGTTGGCAAGAGGCGATCAGATTGATCTTTCTTGACAAGGCAGAAGTAGTAGAAGAGTATGAGGATGACATCCGTTCTGCTTTTCTAGTTATTAAGATGCCTGCCGTTGTACGCCTGGTAAACATGTTCCGTAGAAATAAGAAGAGGAATGTTAAGTTCTCTCGTGTTTCTATTTACTCTAGGGATGATTTTTCTTGCCAGTATTGTGGCGTAAAGAAGAAGATGAAGGAGTTCACCTTTGACCACGTTGTTCCAAGGTCAAGGGGAGGTAAGACAAACTGGGAGAACATCGTTACCTGCTGTGTTCCATGTAATTCTAAGAAGAATAACAGGACTCCAGAAGAGGCTAAGATGGTTCTTAAGAAAAGACCAGTTAGACCGGATTGGATCCCTGCTTTCGTAATCAGGCTCAATCAGACCTCAGTTCCAGATGCTTGGAGAGATTACCTCTACTGGAACACAGAGCTTGATGAAGAGTAAATGAAGGCATTAGATTTATTTTGTGGGGCTGGTGGTGCTTCAATGGGCCTTTCTATGGCGGGATTTGAAGTACACGGTGTTGACAAGTACTCATTCAGTGAATACCCCTTCCCTATGACTGTAGGTGATGCAGTAGACTTTCCCATAGAAGGTTATGACTTTGTATGGGCAAGTCCACCCTGCCAGGCCTTTACCGCCTACAGGAATAGGGCCAACCACGTTGCTCCCGCAGAAAATCTTATCCCAGCTATTAGAGAGAAGCTGAAAAAATGGGGAGGGCCTTACGTTATAGAGAATGTACCTAAGGCTCCGTTGGAAAACCCAATAACTCTTTGTGGGTCTATGTTTGGTCTGGATGTAAAAAGGCATAGGATATTTGAAACAAATTTCCCTGTGGCCCAGCCAAAATGCCAACATAATATCTGGACAAGACGATTCCCAAATTCTACAAATCGTCCCAATCTTCGTTATACAGTAGAAGTGGGTGTCTGGAGAATCCCCCTTGAAGTGCAAAGTGCTGCTATGGGGATCAACTGGATGTCTAGAGAAAGACTGTCTCAAGCCATCCCACCTTCCTACTCAAAGTTTCTGGCTGAAGAAGCCCTAAAGATTATAACGCCCTTATAGTATAGTGGTTATTACACGACCTTGGTAAGGTTGAAACCCGTGTTCGATTCACGGTGAGGGCTCCAATTTAATATGCGCCGTTAGTTCAATGGTAGAACGTTTGCCTGATTAGCGAAAGATGAGGGTCCAACTCCTTCACGGCGTACCAATTTGCCCCTATAGTTTAACTGTCTAGAACAATAGTTTCGTAAACTTTAGGATCTGGTTAAAGTCCAGATGGGGGCTCCAATTTAAGTCCACTGTGTTTCTCCGGTGGCAAGATGTGGCTGATGCCGAAGAGGTCGAGGCGCTGGTCTGTGACACCAGTAAAGCGGGTTCAAGTCCCGTCAGCTACCCCAATTAAATATCCCACTCTGGCGTATCTGGTGTGCGCGTTGGGTTGAAGCCCCGAAGGTGTCTGTTCGATTCAGACGGGTGGGACCAAGTTTAAAAAGCCTGTGACTACTTCATTGTGGTCATGGGCTTTTTGCGTTTAGGGGCCGAAGACAAATACCTTCTTTTGTCTTATTATTATATCTACCGTTTTAGTAAAGAGGTAAAGTGATTTATGTCTCGTTCTATAGATTATATAGAGTCTGATGAGCTCGAAGGAATGTCCACTACGGACCTCCATGATCAAGTGGAGAAGGTACAGGAAGAAAACTGGAGGCTTGAAGGTCTACTAGAGGAAGCCCGCCAGTATCTTGAGGAATTAGTAAACGCCGATGAAGAAGATGTCGGCGAGATACTTTCCAATGTAAGGGAATTTCTTGATCGGAAACTTGAGTCTGGTTCCTTTTAGTATCAATGGTTTCGGGGTTTACAAAGGTTGTAAGTTGTTGTATATTTATATAGTAGTTTCCTCTTATGGAGACCCTAACAAATGAAACCCCTAAGTGTACTCATAACCGGCCTCATGTATAGAAGACCGGGCCTGAACAAGATTGGCTTTATTGCCGACTATGGAAAGTTTAAAAGACGCGGTACCATAGTTTACGACGCTGTAAATAGTAAATTTCTATCACATACTTACGATATAGAATTACTAGCTCAGATATGCGTAATGCTTTCAAACAATTCTACTACTGCCCGCTAGGAGAAACTAATGCCTGTCAAAACAGTCAATGATCTGAAGACCTTTCAAGCGGAAGTAGAAAACGCAGAAAATATTGTTATTAAGTTCGAGGCAGACTGGTGCTCTCCTTGTAAAGCGATGAAGCCTATTGTTGAGGACTTTGCAAGGAACAATCCACAAACTAAAGTTCTTGCAGTTGATGTAGAAGGGGATGGGATCTTTGACATCCTTAAAGATTATGGTGTTAGGTCTGTGCCAACCTTCGTTAGGGTAAAGAACGGCAGTCTGATTAAGACAGCTACCGGCGCCATCTCCCGGGCCGAGCTTTCTTCTTTTGCAGAGGAGTAAGTTATGGTTGGGCTATACTCTCTATTCAAGTACATAGAAAAGGGTCCCCACATAGATAGCCAGGGCCGAATTGATGACCGGGTTTGGTTTTACATCCCAGTATCAAAGGACACCGAAACTAATGTAGTTACCTACATGAAGTTCCCTGCTGGTGGATCAGAAGAAGATGTATCAGAGGAAGAGGTAGGCCTTTCAGGCTATATATGGACAGATTAACACATACAAGCATTACCAACTGCGTCAAAGAGCTGGATTGCCTAGAGAAGCTTATCCTTAGTGGGGAATTTTCTCAGGAAGAAATTGCCAGTTGGGTTGCTCAGATCAGCTGGGAATTAAGTAATGTCTTTCAGCGGATCAAGTATGATAGTGATGAGTTTCAGCACAGACTGAAGTTGTTAATACAAAAGAATAAGAGACCCCGTCCTGTGGAGAATACAGATGAACCATGAGGACGATGGATACGAGTGTGAGCATTGCGTTCGCTGGATCCAAGACACGGGTGATTGGTTTTGTGAAGAGTGTGACTCGCCTACCTGCGAGAGTTGTGGAAGGTTTGATCATGAAGAAAAGATCTTCCTATGCCCTGATTGCTTTTTAAAGGAGAAGGAAGATGTTTGAAGACGGATCTATAAAACAAAAACCTCTTGTATACTTGGCTGGCTCCATTATGGCTGCGAAGGATGGTGGGATGGCCTGGAGAGCAGACATCACTCCCCATCTCTATAGCCTAGGATATAGGCTGTTTAATCCTGTATTTGATCAACCAAGATTGACTGGTATTTCCCGTGACAGTCTTCTTTCTTTACAGAAGGTAGGGAAAGTAGATGAGTATCAGAAGGCCTGTAGTACTGTAGTAGACACAGACCTATCCATCTTAAAGAAAGCAGATATAGTTGTTGTTAAGATAGATGAGGGTGTTCTAAGCGGTGCTGGAACTTTTGGAGAGTTAACAGTAGCCAGAATGCTGAACACCCCAGTATTTGCTTGGATTGATTTACCTGGGGGTATAAGCCAGGTACCTGCGTGGGCTTTTGGATGTTTGACACATTATACAGTTCAAGAGAGGGAGTTTTATAAGATGATTCCCTCCGCTAACCTGCTTACTCAGACAGCCCTAGAAGATGATTGGGATAACTGGAAGAGTGATACATAAGGAAAAATAAAAATGGTGCTAACTCTTGGTATTGGGAGTAAATGCGCTTTTATCCTTCCCCAGAATTTCATTAACCCTCACATAACTCCTGCTCAGGGCCTTATTATAAATAGGTTCATCAATACTAAGTCCCTTATTCTTGTGGAAGAGGTTTGGCAGTTTAAAGGCCTATTCTCAGATAAGAAGGAAGCTATAACACCTTCTGGCAACATCAGGGCGTCTAAATGGGGTTGGCAATCTATCCCAGAGATTACAAAGAAGAGTGATGAGTATCTAATGGTAGAAGTACTGCCTCATAATATAATGGTTCCATCACAAAGTACTCTTGACGCTATCATAAACAAGGCTATAGAAGATTTCTTTAAACTAGAGAAGTATAATGGCAAAGAAGAACAAGAAGACAATTCAATTAGGAAACCCCCACTCCGTTAATTCAAAGACGGTGGAGGTGGATATTCCTGATGAAGCGATAACCTATATAGTAAATAAGTATATAGCAAATAAGACTGTAGAGGGTGTACCTCTAGTGGTTGGTGTTTCTACAGATGACGTAGAGACAGTTTTAGGCTTATTTATAGAATGGGCCGCAGGTAGAGGTTACGTAAAGGACGGTATCCTCTTTGTAGGTGGAAACCCCATCGGATAAGGGTGTTGGAGCATTATGGTATTACCACACAGTGAAGGTGATTTATATCACAAGTATAGACCTCGCAAGTTTAGCGAGATCTCCGGTCATAAAGAAGTAGTTAAGAGCCTTAAGAAGGCTATAACTTCTGACCACCCCTCACAAGTCTACCTGCTTACAGGTGATTCCGGTACTGGAAAGACCTCCTCGGCCAGAATTATAGCCTTGTCTTTAAACTGTGACAACAAGGACGCAGAAGGAGACCCCTGCCTAGAGTGCAGATCTTGTAAAACAATCATCTCTGGATCATGTGTGGACCTTTACGAAATTAATGCTGCAGACCATAGAGGAATTGACTCTGTAAGAGAGATCTCTTCTAAGATGTCAATGATGCCCATGCAGCTGAAGAATAAGGTCTACATCCTTGACGAGTTTCACCAGATGACTAAGGAGGCACAAACTTCCTTACTAAAGGTCTTGGAAGAGGCTCCTAAGAACGTTTTTATTATTCTCTGCACTACTAATCCTGAGAAGATTCTTCCAACGGTTAAGACCAGGTGCCAGCAGTTTAAGTTCAAGAACCTAACGACAAACGAAATAGTCTCACTGCTAGAAGAGGTGTGTGCCTATGAGGCTGTAGACCTCTCCAAGAAGACTTTACAGTTAGTAGCAGACCACTCATCCGGGTCGCCAAGAAAAGCCCTGGTCAACTTACAGCAAGTCCTACAGCTATCCTCAACTAAGGAGGATGAAATCACTCGTCTGCTGGAGACTGAGGAGGCCGGCGGCGAAGACTTCTTTAAGTACTTTATGTTGATCATAAGTAAGACATCTACTTGGTCTAACATTGTAGAAGGCTACGCTGATTTTAAAGACATGGGACCTACAGGTCTTGGGATGTCTCTCGCAGGAATGTTCAGGTCCAAATTAACGTCTTCCCGAGACTGGAACTCCTTTATGTTGTATTCTGCTGCTCTTGAGTTCTTTGTCGTTCCCTTCGATGATGGAAAACTCGGTGAGAACCAGTTAATGTTGGCTCTAGCCAAGACGCACAAGCTAATAAAGCAGGCTAAGTAATGTCTCTTACTGACACAGACGCCATCCTAGTAGATCCAGAGGCTATAGCTTATATTGAAGCTAAAGAAGCTGAGGAAGGGGTGGCTCTGTCGAAGTTTCAGGTTGTGGAGTTCTTCTTTGAGTGGTTGAAGAAACAACCTCAGGCAAAGCAGTTATTGTTCTTGAGAGAGGCGCTTCGTGACTGATAGCCCATTCCCTGTGTGGGATGAGAAGTACACCAAGCTGGGGGTTACTCCAAGAGAACTTTACATGAGGCAGGCGGGTTTATGTAAGCTTGCACCTGAAGTTAAAGATGGGGAAGTAGTCTTATACTGCACAGATGGTAAGGACAAAGCAGAAACTTCAAAGATGCTAAATCCTACCTTTGAGTGTATGAGATGTGTCTCTAGCTTTACAGAGCAGGTTATTAAAGATGCAATTCAAAACGACACTAAAGATAAAGGGGAATAAAGTAGCTATCAGCATTCTTGATTCTTATCAAGAGTATTGTGGTCTTGGCTACCCTAAAGATCCTAAGGTATATGTTATACAAGGAAACAGATCCACCTTAGATAAGGCTATTTTAGAGCTTGATCGAAACGCTATTACAAAGACTTCTGTTAATAGTGCTTGGGGATTTCAAACCATAGAGAACTCTAAGCTGGAAGATGGAATACTTATCTTTGGACCAGAGCAAATCTATATAAAGTGGGAAAAGTAATATGAGTTGTAACAATTGCGGAAATAAGGCTTCTTTAAGACATGCACCAAGAGTTGTAGTAGGAGGAGATGTGGATAAGACCAGAGACGCTCCCCAACCTACCATGACAACTGAAAGAACATTTGTTCCTGACCCTAAAGGCATGCCTCCTGATCCGCGTCAGGCTTTTAATGAGGCGAAGTCCCTAACTTTCGACGATATTATGTCTCGTAATAACGAGCAGCTTAATATGGCAGGGGTTGAACTTGAAAGAATGTATGGTCAGATGACTGACGCCATGCGTCAATTTCATGTGGTATCCCTTGTTGCTGTGGCTAACTATGAAAACATGGCGATGCCTGGCGTAACTCCCGATCAGGCTATTGTTGCCCTAAAGACAGCATTAGATAGGGAAGATTTCATAAAAATCAATGAGTTATATCCTGATCTAAAGGGGCAGATCAATGCCCGCTGGTCCGAGCTGATGGCCAAGAGGATCACGTTGTAATTATTGGATTTACAATAAACTATAATTGTATTATAATTTATCTTGACAAATTATAAACCCATGGGAACATTAGACCTTAGCCTCATGCGCGCGAGCGGGAGAATTCTTGCAGAGGTTATAGACGTAGCGTGCAGAGAGTGGTTGGTTCCCGGTGCAACACCCTTCGAGGTGTCAAAGAAGGCAGAGGAAGCAATCCTTTCACATGAAGGAGCTTACCCTGCCTTTTTAGGCTATAAGGGATTCCCTGCTGCAGCCTGTATTTCAGTTAATACAGATGTTGTACATGGTATACCCAATCATACTCCTTTGAAAGAAGGAGATATTGTAAGCTTTGATTGTGGAGTTATCTACAAGGAACATTTCTCCGACGCCGCAAGAACTGTGGCAATCGGCAATGTCCCGGGTAGAGTAGAGAAATTAATTAAGACTACTAAGGAGTCTTTGGACAAAGGTATTCAAGCCGCCTTAGTAGGTTCTTACACAGGAAACATATCCTACGCTATACAAAAGCATGTAGAGCGGAAGGGGTTTTCTGTGAGTTTAGATTTTACAGGTCACGGTATAGGACTGGCTCTTCACCAGGATCCTTGCGTGCCTAACTATGGCCCTCCACTTCAGGGTACTTTGTTAACAGAAGGAAGCTGTTTAGCAATAGAACCTGTAGTTTTCGATGGACCACAAGATGTCTGGCTAAATATAGACGGCTGGACAATCCAGTCTAAGCATGATGTGTTATCCGCCCATTTTGAGGATACCATCATAATTACAGAAACTGGTCCTGAAATCATTACCCGTTGGTAAGGAGTAGCAGGGTCATTATGTTGTAAAGGAACAAAATGAAGAAACTGCTAATCGCCCTTTCCCTTCTGTTGTCTTCTTGTGCAGCAGTAAAAACTCCATACACCGACTCAAGAGGTGATAGGGAGGCTGCCTACGCACAGAGGCTGATGAATAATGCAGTAAAGTTTGAAGAAACAGTTACAGTCTTAATAACTGACTTTGCCGAGGGGGCCCCCTCAATTGCCGGAATGAAGAGTTCAGGCAGTGGTGTAGTGGTGGGGGTTAATGAGGGAGAGGGAACCAGTACTATTCTGACAGCCTGGCACGTATGTGACCGCTACCCTGTTGGATTAAAGCAGGAAGACTTGTTCCAAAGTTATGAGGTTATTGAGGACGAGCAGGTTGTAATCACTCCCGATCAGAAGCGAATTCCAGTTCTGAAGGTGGTGTATAGTAGTAAAGCAGCAGATACTTGCATGGTGAAGGTTAAGCATGTTTTTGCATCCCATGCTGAGTTTGCAGACCAGATGCCTCCAAGAGGGGCACAGGTACAGGTTGTAGGTGCTCCGCTAGGTCAGTGGGGGGACTTCCTTGTATCAATGGCCGAAGGCAGGTTCTTTGGATATACAGATATTGATGTTGTAGCAGGTATCCAGGATACCAGCGCAACACATATGGAAGGATTCGCCTACTACGGCTTTGCCGGTGTAGGTGGTTATTCCGGTTCGGGCATTTACTACAAGGGAAAACTTATTGGACTTCATACGGCGGGCTCTACTAGATATGAGCATGCTAGTTATGGACCCGCGCTAAAAGAGCTTCAGCGCGCCGTCAAGGAAGCTAAGAATTAAGTCTTAAGACTAAGTGGAGAAGTAGATTATGAAGAAGGGTAAAGTTAAGTGGTTTAATGCCTCCAAGGGTTATGGATTCATCAATGCAGATGGTGAGACTAGGGACATCTTTGTCCACTACTCCGCCATCGAGATGGATGGGTATAAGTCCTTAAAGGAAGGCGAGGCCGTTGAGTTCTCTCTTGAAGAGGGGCCTAAGGGCCCTACGGCGGTAGGTGTTCGTCGCCTACCTTAAGTAAGCACAATGACCACAGTTCCAGAGGACAACCTATTACTCATAAAGAGAATTCTTGGTAAGTCCTATCTGGATGTAAAGATCAATAGCCTATCCGTTCTTGATGACCTTGAGAACGGGAAATGTAGCGTTCAGTTATGCCTTCACGATGGTTTAGTTATTGAAGCCACCGGTGTAGGTATAGTTGACGCTATTTTTTCAGGTCTTAAAGATCATTTTAGAAATCAGTTCCCATCATTGAACGGTTTAGAGCTGGTAAACTTCTTTGTAAAAGCAAAGACGAAGGGTACCGCATCTGAGGTGGATGTTGTATTGGAGATTAGAAACTCCTACGGCAAATACTTTACGTTCAAGGATGATTCTAAATCCCTTACGGCTTCCGCTGCACGAGCATCGGTTGCCGTGGTGGAATATTTCTGTAATTCAGAATCTGCATTCTTTGCAATCCTCAATGCCTTTAAAGACGCTAAAAGCAGAGGCAGGGAGGACTTAGCAGATAGGTATATTGAAGAACTGAGTTTCTTGGTAAAAAATACTAACTACTCAGATCTACTAAGTGCTCTTAAAAAAGAATTCAAATGAAGCTAGCTGAAGCACATAATAGGGTAAAGGACATCAACGAGAGGTTAACCCTTCTCGAGACTCGTCTCTCTGATTGCTCTCTAGATTCAATCTCCTCTTTTATAGACGAGGTTAACGTTCTCTTAGAGGAGAGGCAGCGTCTACAGAACGCCATCTCTAAGACGCGATCTGAGACGCTTATAGCGGGTAGCTCGTTAAACTTTATATACACAACTCTAGATTACGTTGAAGATAAACTTAATCTACTGACAAACCTTCAAAACAGAAAAGATCTGCCTACCGAGGTAGGAGACCAGGTCTTTGGTCAGTTGGATGTATATAGCAAGCTTAAGAGTTTACTTAAGAACAGTATAGAAAAAGCCAATTGGGCAATAGATGTTGATATTACAACAACTTTGGGGACCGGTCCCCAAATTAGAAAAGGAGAATGAACTATGGCAGCTGCATATCACCGCTTCATGAACGGCACAGTACTAGCAGTCACCAAGACTGGTAACACCAACCCTGAGATCAAGAAGAACCTTCCTCACGGTAACCCAGCTGGTGATCAGGGCGTAACTAACAAGACCCCTGGCGCTTACTCTGCTGTAACTGGCAAGTAATAACTTCCAGTAGGAGCAAAGGGGACGGAGTTAATTCTCCGTCCCCTTTTTTATTTACCTAAAGTACTGTATTAATTAGGACTGCAAAAATAGTTGCAACTTTTTTCTAGGTAGTTGCTTTACAAAGTCGATCTATAGTATTACTAATACAGGGAATAACGAAGATACATGTATCGTGTCTTTATAGAGAATAAAGACTAGAATATACAATAAACTCTTTGTAGAATACAAGATCTATCCGGTGGGGGACGATGACCTCCCATCCAAAGTCCCCTCACCGATCCGGACTGGGGACCATTTTAAGCAGGCCTTCTCAGGTTTGCACGAAAATTCGCACTTGATTGAGCATATTCTTTACTTTACATATATTTTGTATTATAATTATGCTGTTCAATTACATGTAGCATTTGTATGACGGAAACCACCAGAATTTTTAGAGTTGTTTTCTATGATGAAGATACTGGTGAGTTCTGTCAATGCAAAGATGGGTTCTGGAAAACCTGCCCACTCCGAGCTGCGCAAGATCTTCCATGCAAGGAAAGCTTTTTGAGTATTACCCCTGTAGATAGGTCGGGACCCGAGACTTCTGATAGTGCAGTTAGCACTTTAGATCCCCGATTGAAGAATCTTACTGATAAACTCAAGACTCTTTCTAAGAAAGGGTTCTTCAAATGAGATCAGTAATAGGTCTTAGTGGGTATGCTGGTTCTGGGAAGGACACCGTAGCGGACTTCCTGATTGAGAAACGAGGCTGGACTGGAAAGACCTCTTTCGCAAGGAACCTCAAAGATCTCGTTAAAGCAGTCTTCAAACTTTCAGAGTATGAAGTATCTGATCACAATGGGAAAAAATCTAAATTTAATGCTCCTCTGATACTGAATAGTAGTCATGTGGGAGCCATTCTTGTATGGATGACCAGGACTCATAAGAATCTTTCTCCTGAATCTCCATCAAAAGAAACTTTGAAGGAATTCTTTCTAAGCGTTGCAGGGAAGTCATTCGAAACTCCCAGAGAGATTCTCCAGTTTGTTGGAACAGATTTCTGTCGATACATAATTCCCACTTATCATACTGACGTCCTTAAGACGTTCTTAAGTAGTCAAGAGGGTAACTGGGTTGTGACAGACGTTAGATTCCCAAATGAAGCGCAGGTGATAAAAGATTTCAATGGCGCTCTTATTAAGATAGAAAGACCTGATCTAGAACATTCTGTAGTTCACAGGCACGAATCTGAAGTAGCTCTTTCAAGCTGGTCAGATTGGGACGCGACAATAGTTAATGACGCTTCTTCAATTGAGGATTTATACTCTAAAGTTGATAAATTCCTTGAGGAGAACCAACTATGTCAGATTATCCAATAATTAAAAAGAGGAAGTCAGAAAAGATGCCTATGGGCGGATCTAATCGCTCACAAGTGCATGTAAATGATAACACTCTGGATGAGAACAAGAGACGTCTGAGAGAGGATCCTCTTAAGGACGGATATGATGATGGTGAAGATCCTATCAAGGATAAGAAGCCTCGTCCCGACGTAGACATTCCAATCAGGTAATCATGGTAGTAAGAGATTTGACAGGTAGAGGCACTTCTTACTCGGACAGTAAAAACCGAGAAGCCCCTAATAAGCATGCCAAGGGCTCAAAGAAGTATAAGGAAATGATTCAGAAGGGCAATAAAGCCGCTGATCAGAAGAACCTTCCTTTTACATTTATTAAGCCTCCTAAAAGTACTCAGCCTAGAAGAGACATCGCTGCTGTCTGTACTGAGTGTCGTAATGTCTGTATGGTTAACAAGAATACCTGTGGTACTACATGCACTCAATGCCGAGCCTACTTCCGCGTAGATGAAGAGAATAGGTTCGAGACTGATGAAGCCCTCGAAGCTTACTTGGAGAGTATTAGTGGAAAGTAATTCAGAGAAGCTTCAGTGGTTTGTCTGGTCTGTAAAAACTGGGAAGTTTGATACAGTTAAGAAGTACATTGAAGAAAGCGTTCCAGAGGTAAAGCAAGTCCTTTACCCCACCGTAACGAAAGAGCGAGTTCTTAAGAGCGGAGAAGCGAAGAAGAGCAAGGTTCCTCTTTATTCTGGGTATATGTTTCTTCAGTACGCTCACGACGAGAAGAATCCAAAGGTTTGGTTAAAGCTGAATAAGCATCCATTCATTAGTACTTATGTAGGGCCCTGCACGCCGGCCGACCTCGTTTCTGTAAACAGTTTGCAGAAATTAGAAGTGGTCAACAACGAGGCGGTTAAGAAGTTTCATGTTGGCGACGCCGTTAGGGTCAATGGTGGTGTATTCTCGGGCAACACAGGTACTGTAATAGATATTTCATCAAATACGGTTCGTGTTGACATGAATGTGTCAAATAAGACTATGAAGTTTGTATTTAGTCCAGAAGATCTAGATGTTATAGATAGAAGAACACTATAGGTAAATCGATGTCTACCATAATCAAGGACCTTGAAGAAAAGCTAGGAACAGAAAAGGTAGAAGAGATCATAGAAAAAGATTGGAAGGTTGTAGAGCCTCCTACCGAGGAAGAACTCGCAAAGGAAGAGCCCTCCCATCCAAAAGCCAGAAATAATCCTAATTCAAGGAAGAATCTGGCTCAGTATAATAAGAGATCTAAAGAAGCCAAGCAAAAGGCCATCGATAATCTAAAGGTTGTTGAAGTAGAAGAAGACATAGATCCTTCAACTATTTTAGGTCCAGATTTCGATATATCCATTATTGAGAACATCTTGCCTGCACGAAAGGTTCTGAAGGACCGAAACGAGCAGGAGGTGTTCTATAATACTATCAAGGCGTTCGTAAAAGACTTTGATTTCAAAGAGCTATCTTTTTCTGACATAGACGACATTGTCACCCTTGCTTTAAATAGGGTACTTGAGATTAGAATCCTAACTACAGCTTTGAAGGGCGACAAGCTTGTCCTTGAAGCAAGCGGCACAATCGAGAGATTTCGTAAACACTCAGATAAGGTTAAGCAGAACCTAGCTAACCGCCGCGTAGACAGGATTGATTTAAAGACAAAGCCTGCACTTAGTATTGTGGACCTCGCCGCCCATCTTGATGAACAAAAGAAGCTGGACTTCAAGAAGAGAATGGACGACTTGGAAAAGGAGAGAGAAAGCTTTCAACCTCCTCTCCGCGACGAGAACGGAAATTTGATTGAATAACGGCCTAACGACCCAGGACACTCTTGATCTTAAGAAAGAGATAGAACTTATAAAGTTTTATCGAGAGAATCCTGTTATAGCCGCTGAAGACCTACTAAGAGTTGAACTTGCTGTTCCTCAGCAGAAGATTTTTGAGGACATGTGGTTCAAGAACTATGTGATTGTGAGTGCTGGTCGTGGTTGTGGTAAGACCTATCTGCAGGCCACTTTTGCTTGTTTGTGGGCCCTACTCTGGCCAGGCCAGAAGATTGGTCTTCTCGCTCCTTCCTTTCGTCAGGCTAAATTGATTTTTGCAGAGGTGGATAAGATTTGGTCAAAAGCCCCTCTTCTGCAGGAAGCCACTGTTCAGAAGCCTACACGCGCAAGCGATAGATGTTACCTGAATTTTAAGCAGGCAGGATATGCTGCTCCCTCAATGATTGAGGCGATTCCTCTCGGAGACGGAGCAAAGATTCGTGGTGCTCGTTACTACTGCATCATGGCAGATGAGTTTGCACAGATCCCGGCCGAGATCTTTAACACTGTTATTCGTCCCATGGGTGCTACTGTAGCGGAGCCCATGGAGAATGTCAAGAGGCTTCGTAGGATTGAAGCACTGGTTAAGGCCGGTAAGGCCACTAGGGAAGAATTTGAAGAAGGTAACGCCAACAAGATTATCATGTCTTCTTCGGCATACTTCACCTTCAATCATATGTACGACATTCTCAAGAACTATAAAGAGCTTGAACTTTCTGGGGATGATAAGTACGCGGTGCATGAAATCTCCTACAGAACTATGCCTCCGGGCTTCCTTGATGAAGATAACATCAAGAACGCCCGCGCCAACATGTCTAAGATCCAATTCAACATGGAGTATGAGGCTCTATGGGAAGCAGACTCAGCAGGCATCTTTAAGGCGTCCCTAATAGAGCACTGCAGGCGTCTAGGTAAGCACACTATAAAGTTAAAGGGTGAGCCTGGAAAGCAGTACGTACTAGGAGTCGACCCCGCCCGCGCCTCCGACGGATTTGCAATGTGTCTTATTGAGCTAGGACAGCCGGGACAAGTAGTACGCGCGTGGGAGCACTACAACAAAGAGTTCCCTGCAATGGCAAAAGAAGTTATAGACATCTGCAGAGACTACAATGTTGTTGCGGTCCATCTTGATGCTGGTGCAGGTGGTGGTGGTCTCGCCCTTAAGGATCTTCTAGCTGAAGAGAGAAGATTCCATAATGATTGTCTTCTTGATGTCGATGACGATACGACAGTAGGTTTGAATGGTAGGAGAATGCTCCATCTATTTAAGCCCAGCCCCCAGTCAAACGCTGATGCTGTTTACGCTTCTGTCAACTTGATGGAGAATGATTGGATTTCATTCCCTCAGCCTCCTCAATCGTTTTCTGGTTCTATAGAGGAGTTAGAAGAAAAAGAGCTAGCGTACGAAACAGTCACCAAGATGCTTCGCCAGTTGATGCTTATTGAGATTACTCAGAGTAAATCAGGTGTAGCTCACTTTGACGTTCCTTCTGGTGGAGGTCACGCCTCGCAGAAGAAGGACCTTTATACCGCATTTATCTTGGCGGCCAAGAAGACTTACGATTTAAACATGTACAACCAGGAAGTAAAAGGGCTTCTTGAGTTGGGGATAGTAGAGAATATTAAGCTACCAGCTCTTCCTACATCAACTAATAATCTGAGTAGAGAACTTGATGTTATCAATTCTCCAGTGAATAGTTGGGCATTTAGGAAAACATTTAAACCTACTGGGAAGTAAGGCATGGATAAGGATTTAGAGAAAACACTCAAGACGCTAGGGAAGAAGTACGATAACCTAGAAATCCGTTCTGCAGAATTGAAGAACGGCTCTTTGAGTATGCAGGTAGCTGTAAAAGGCGGTCCTGATGCCCCTACCCTCCCAGAGGGCGTGGAAATTGTAGATAGAGAAACATCCTACGTGTCGGATACTGTAGGAGAGGTTTCCGCTCTTAACAGAGAGATGTCTTCTCTAAGAACCATCAGTGTTGATCCTCTTTCGAGAGATGATTTGGATTTGGCAAAGTCTTCTGTATTGAAGGCCAGCCCCCAGGAACTCTACGAAAGATCGATCAACTACTACCGTGTTAAAGATGTATATGGTGCTTCTATTAATGTCCTCACAAATTTTGCAGCAAAGGGATTTGAGAACGACATTGATGATTTGACCATTAAGAACTTCTTTGACTCATGGGTAGTCGACACTAATTTTGACGACATCGTAGAGAAGATATTCTTTGATTTCTTCCGCGTGGGTATGGTTCGTACCTACAAGCTCCTTGGTAAGTATGAGCCTAAGGTAGGATTTAATGCAAGCGTTCCGGGGCAGAAGGCTCCTAAGGTTTCTGCTAGCGTTCTTAAAGAGACCTCATTGAAGAAGAATAGGTATTCAAATACCTTTATTCCTATTCACTATACAGTTTTAAATCCAACTCTAATTGATATTAAAGGCAGCATGCTCTTTGGCCAGGCTGTCACTTACTTGAAGGCTAAGGCTGGAGAGGATATCAAGAAGATGATGGAGATGCCTTCTTCTGAATTGTCAGATTTCCAGAAGAAGATCCTACAAAACCTACCTGCGGAATGGAAGAGGGCCATCAAAGATGGCAAAGATATTCCTCTTGATCCTGCCCTGCTTGGCGAGGTCGACTATCGTAAGATGCCTTATGAAAGGTATCCTCTCCCAAGAGGATCTCGTGCTTTTGAGGCTCTAGAGTTCAAGAATGAGCTCAGGAATGCTGACTATAGCACTCTTGATGGTATTACCAATTACATCCTTAAGATAACAGTTGGTAATGATCAGTATCCAGTTAACAAGCAGGAAGTTTTGGAGCGTGTCGGTGAGATGTTCGATACTGTATCGAAGTCTTTCAAAGTTGTCTGGAACCACACTCTAAACGTAGAAAAGATTACTACCCCAGAAGTCGGCCAGATTCTTGGACCAGAAAAGTATGCCCAGGTTAATGGTGATATAACTGCTGGTATCGGCCTCGTGAGGGCCCTCATTGACGGTTTGGGAGATGGGTCCGACACCTCTGTTGACTGGGCGATCAAGTCTGTAATAGAAGAAATCAACTACGCACGTCGTCAGGTACAGCGTTGGATCTATAATGAGTATAGATCAATAGCGCAGTCAATGGGATTTGATAGAATTCCAAAGGTCCGCTTCGACGACATGGCTCTTCGTGATGAGATTCAGATGATGACTATCATCCAGGGTCTCGTTGATAGAAGAATGATTTCTTACGCAACGGGCCAGAAGAAGCTTGGGTTTGATCCTGATACTGAGATCTCTCAGATGAAGGAAGAGATGCAGCTGGTTGAGGACGGAGTTCTAGGAATTATAGGATCTCCTTTCCAGCAAAGTGCTAAGCAGCCCGTACAAGGTACACCAAAGGGAACTCCTTCTGAGGGAAGGCCTCGTGGGAGACCCGCCAAGACTCCAGATGCGAAAGATGAGACGGTTCCATCGAAGCCAGAAGTATCGGCCGAGGCAGCGATGAGCCAATTACTGGAGAAACTTGGCATCACTGATCTTAATGATCTAGAAGCCGCACTAAAGAAGATTAAGGCGGCAAAAAAGAAGGTACCAAAGAAGTCCTGAACCTTCAGGAGTCCACAATGCTAGAAGAAGACTTTCAGATAGAGAAAGAACTTGGGGAAGCGTTAGTGGTATTTAAGAGGCTGTGCTGCGAGTTAGGCATAGACGAAATCGAACCGATTGAAAGCGAGGAAGCCCTTGACAGCGACAGAAAATAAGTTCGAAAAGATAACTGTACTCGCTCCTCTAAAGGTAGAGAAGGCTTCACTTTCAAAGGCAGCCGCCTCTCTTGGTCTTCCTCCAGAAGAGGATCGTCAGCCAGACCTACAGTACCTAACAGCTATTTTTGTTTCTTCTGGAATGAACAAAAATGGTGCCGTTTTCTTTGGCTCCGAGCTTTGTAAGGCCCGCAAGTCTATTGCCAACAAGGCAGTAGATATTGAGCACGACGAGAGAATGGTCATCGGTCAGATAATGGATTGTGTATACCTCGACCGCGCCGGAGAGATCCTGGATGCAGACAAGCTCCTCAAGGAGATGTCGGCCAATCAGATGGACATGATGGACATGGACATTGCTATTTCGGCAATCGTTCACAAGGCCCGCTTTCCTGAGATTGCAATGGATATTCTAAATGGCGAGTGGATGGTTTCTATGGAAGCCTACTACAGGGACTACGATGTTAAGGTAGGAGACCTTGTAATCCCTCGCGACCAGGCCTCACAGCTCGGTTATGACAAGCTTGTTGGTTCCGTAGTTCATTTGAAGGACGGAGATAAGGAGCTTGGCTATCATTTGGTAGGCAGAGTTCTTCGAGACATTACCTTCTGTGGTGTAGGTATTGTTAAGAATCCAGCGAATGAGCGTTCAGTTATTCTCGAAGCCGCCGCCCTTAATGATTTTGTCAATTCTAATAAGGAACATGCTTCTGTTATAAACCTCGCCGACATTACTACTATTGAGAAGGAGCCTAACGTGCCCACTGAGAATATAGCAGATGTCGTACGCAAGGTTATTCGTGAGGAGATCGAGAAGGCAGGAATGCCTTATAATGAGATGCGCCCTGGTACATGCGTCCATTACAAGAAGCAAGTTGTAAACTACCCAGCTCCTTCAACCGAGGAGCCCGCGACCGATCTTAGCCAGTATCCTCTATATTCCCTTCCAGGAGGCATTGATTCTAATCCTCCAGGTTCGACTGTCGTAAAGGAGCATCACTGCAACCTATTCGACATTGAGTGTTCTGCTCGTCCTGGAAATGCTACAGCCCCTGAATGTTGGAGAAATGTATTTGCTTCAACTGTCAAAGACGAACTTGCGGATTATGAGACAGTTGTAAGGAAGATTAGGGAAGGTCAGCAGTCTCTTGTAAGTCTGCAGCACCTTCTTGATGAGGCGAGAAAATTTAGACAGTAAGGCACAGGGATAGTATTCGGAAGAGGCGCTGAATACTGTCAATAATATTTAACTAGGATTGGCAAAAAAACAACAATGAATACAACAACTAGGAGGAAGTGATGTCGAGAGACTTCTATAAGAATATTCCAAAGAAGAGAGTTGTCCTCCTCGATGCAGACGGAGATCTAGAAGCACTCGGGAAGGGTGGCGTAGAAGTTATGCTAACTGGTGTGACTACGATGACAAGCGGCCGTGCAGTAGTGTCCGGCGCTGGCATCAAGAGCACCAGCGGCGTTGTCGCTACACCAAAGCATGGCGGAGCTTCCTCGCTTAACTATGCTGCTTTCGATGGCTACGTTATTATCTCTGGAACTGGCACGGGGCAGATTACTTACCAGATTATTATTTAAGCCATAGGAGATTATGATGACGATACATGACGATGTCAAGAAGGAGATTACAAAGGTCCTAAAGGATGCTTTGAGTGGTCTCCCAGAGGCCGCCCAGCTCGATAAGATCGGGGAGGTACTCCAGTCTGCCGAGGCTACGGTAGGTGAGCTGATCCAGAAGTTGACCAATAAGGAGGAGGAGCTCGCGAAGTCCGGTGACGAGAACAAGGCACTACAGAAGCAGGTTGAGGATATCCTTGCCAAGACCAAGGAGCTAGAGGAGCAGATCGCTTCCCAGGAGGCTGAACTAAAGAGCCTTGAAGAGAAGCTTGCTTCTGCTGAGCAGCGTGCTTTTGCTGCTGAGACCGTTGTTAATGCAGCAGAGGCTGCCCGTGTACTAGATGCACGAGTTGCTGAGCTGGCTGAGGCAAAGGTTCTTAAGTCTGGAGAGAAGCTCGAAGCACAGAAGAGCAAGATTGGCGCCATGACTGATGAGGAGTTCGCTTCTTATCGTGATGAGCTGGTTGAGCTTCGTGCCGAGTTGGCTGCATCTCTAGCCGAGACCACTACTGAGGTTGCTGCTGAAGTAGCTGACGAAACCAATGTTGAGACAGAGGAAGTTGTAGAAGTAGCTCCTCCCGCTATTAAGAAGGAAGAGGCAGCTGCAGCTGGCGCTTTGGATGTTGAGACTGTTGAAACTCCAACCCTAAAGAAGAAGTATCTAGAATTTGCCCATAGCCTAGCAAAGCTAATGGATAATAAATAATTAGGAGAATAAAAGATGACATTTCTAGTTAGACACCCAATGGTAGAAAACCAGTTCTGCAGCTTCGATTCAGCTAGCACTGAGGCGAACTCGGCTCCTGTTCCTGCAGGAAGACTGGTACGTATTACAGGCGAGACCGATGATGGCCGCGCCAAGGTAGATGTTGTTAGTGATATTTCTGCTCAGCCAACCGTCCTCGGCTGGTTGATGCAGAAGGTTAAGCTCGAGTCTTCTGAGATGCCTCCAGGCTTCCGTTTCCTCAGCGACATGGGTTCTTCCGACGCTTACGTCGGCGATCCAGTTGCTGTTGCAATGGGACCAGGAGCAGTCTACGAGACCGATCAGTATGTAGACGAGGGTTCTGACGGCATTGCCGCTGGTACTCTGCTTTATTGTGACGACGACGGCAAGCTATCAGATACCAACGCGGATTCCGCTGCGGCCGCTGCTGCTGTTGCTCTAAACGGCCTAACTGCTGCTGAGGCGGCTGCTGGCAAGATGCTTCGCATCAAGGCTCTTATCTAATACGCCTACTGCGCGAATAAGGAGATTGTAAAATGAGTGACATGAAGCTCGAAGAAATGCAGCAGCTATTTAAGGCAACCGCTGCTTGCCATGAGACAGCCGAGGGTAAGGCCGCATTTAAGGAGTTTGCGGCTGCTCTTACAGTGCCAATTCTCCAGGAGATCAAGCTCCGCTCAGTAGTTCGTGGGCTATTTGCCGAGGAGCGTCTTGGACCAGGAGCCCAGGCTGTATATCCAGTAGCTGATGACTTTGAGGTACCAGTTTGGGTACTTCCTGGTCTTGGCTATGCTGCCCAGAACTTCATCGAAGGCGTTGGCGAGGACGTATACGTCCCAACCTTCTCCATCGATGCATCTGCTCAGTGGAAGCTAACCTACGCTCGTGATGGTCGCGTTGATATTGCTACTCGCGCCGCAAAGAACGTAGCCCGTGCTATCGCTGAGTATGAGGAGGAGTCGGGCTGGCGCGTACTTGTACCCGCTGGTACCACTGACTTCTCGGGCCAGGGCCTTCTAAAGGCTCGCTCCGCCCCAATCTTCGAGGTTGCATCCGCTGCCCCAGGCGCCGGATACCTCTCGAAGGAGCTCATCAACAAGATGATGGTAGGAATGGTTCGTAACGACCGTCAGCTCACCGACCTATGGGTTTCCCCAGAGGACGCTGCTGACATTCGTGAGTGGACTGACACCGACATCGACCCAGTTACCCGCCGCGAAATCTTTACCGCTGCCGGTATGGGCCGCATCTGGAACGTCCAGATCACCGAGCTGAAGCACCTCGGCGCCGTTGGTAAGTTCAACATCAACGATCAGACCTCGTCTTACGGTATCTTCAAGGATTCCGCTGGTTCGTTCAACGATTATACCCTCACCAATGCGAACGTTGTTGACGCAAACGGTCAGGTCACAACCGCTGGCGAGACCCAGATCTGGGGCTTTGATAAGACCGTTAACGACTCGCTCGTAATGCCTATCCGTCAGGAGTTCCAGGTATTCGACGATCCTACCCTACATCGTAAGCAGCAGCAGGGTATCTACGGTTGGGAAGAGGTTGGCTTCGCCGTCCTCGACAGCCGTATGCTCTCCATGGGTGTCATCGATCGTAGCCTATAATTAGAATTAAGCAATAGAAATAGGGGGAGGAGGAAACAGATTTCTGGTCCTCCTCCCCCTTTTTTATATGCGCTTTAGGAACGGGAAGTTATTTACAAATTATAAGTTTTCTCTTATAATTATAGGGTGCTGGTGTATGATTAAAGGTCATGTAATAAACAATTCTGGTAAGTCAAAACATATATTTAAGCGAACAGTCTATCCGGGCCAAAAAGTCCCCCTTTCGCATGTGTATGAAGTCCTCTCTAACAAGATCGAGGATGATTCTGTATTTGTAGATTGGCTCAAACAACGCCTTCCTTTGGGATGGGAATTGTCAGTCGAAGAGGAGTTTGAGGAGCCTCTAGATCCATCAACCGTTACTCCAGAAGATCTAATGTCCCCCCAAGAGGATGACAAGGAGAGCCTCGAGTATGCCCCCGTGCAGGTTATAGAAAACCTAACGGCGAGGGATATTTATAATCTTCGTATTAAAGATAACCCAAAGAGGGTAATCAAACAGGTATATAGTGTTCATAAGCTCCGTAGGGCCCTTACTCTTTGTCTAGATGATTCGAGGAAGAGTATGTTGGCAACTATAATTAGGCATAGAATTAAAGAATTGGGGTAACGATGTTCTTTATTTGGGTCCTTTTAGCTGTCGTAGCGGTAGAGTCTTTAACTGAGCTCTTGACCAAGTCCTTGTTTTTCTCTGATTTTAGAGAATACCTTAAAGGAAGAAGTCAATTTACTAAGGACTTAATCTCTTGTGGGTATTGCACATCCGTTTGGGCCGCAGGACCCTTTGCTCTGCTTCTTTCTATAAGCCAGAGCCTAATGCCCCAGCTTCTATCTTTCTTTGTTCTATGGTTGTTCCTTCATAGGGCAGCCAACTATTTACACAATATAAATGATAAGTACTTTGATAAGTTCTACTCAAAGTGAGGTTTTATGAGTCTTCTTGATGTTCATTCAGATGTTGTCCCAGTTAGTCCTTATCATGATCCTATAAAGATTAGGGAAGAGGATCATGAGGCTCTTATGGAGGTCCAGCAGTACAATGATGCCCTAGCAAAGTATAGGCAAGAGATGGGCAGGATTGTGCAGGTTTTGAATAACCTTACGAGACTTGCAAACGAGACTGAAGGCGCATTAGCAGAAAAGAGAAGAGCCTTAGTTGCTAAGTATGATCTTGAGTCCCTCGGCGAAGGTCAATGGACCATGGATTTTGAGCAGAAGGAATTTGTACGATTGGCCGGAAATGCACCTGTAATTCCCTAAAGCGATAAAGGAAATATTATGGCTAGCGCATGGTATAATAAAGGGAAGTATCAGGTATTATCTGGGGGTGTTGATTTAAATAGCGACACCATTAAAGTTATACTTGTAACTACTAGTTATACCTTTGATGTCGACCACAACTTTATATCAGATGTTAGCAGCAACGAGCTTTCTGTGTCTGGTTACACTGGAGGGTTTTCTGGATCGGGGCGTAAAACCTTGTCTGGAAAGTCGTTCACTGAAGATGATTCTTCAAATCTAGCTTATTTTGATGCGACAGACCTTGTATGGTCAGCGCTCGGGACTGGTGCTACAATAGGTGGGGCTATTCTGGTAAAGGAGGTCACTAACGATGGTGATAGTCCTTTAATTGCATACATGGATCTTACAGATACGGCCACCAATGGTGGTGATATAACTGTTTCCTGGAATGCATCTGGCCTTCTTCGTGCCCTCTAATTAACGGTAATCGTATTTAAGGGTTTGACTTAAAGGTGGGGTACTAAGTGGTAGTTAATCTTAAAAAGAAAACTACAGACGCTGAAATTGATCACGACGTAGGATGCCCCTCCTATGTAGCTGTTGGTAATTTTGTATACATTACAGGCAACGAAGATGATATTATTCAAGTAGATTTGGTTGATATTACTGACCTATCTACTTTGCCTGTATTTGGAGTCGTAATCAGTAAATACTCTTCTACTTTCTGTAAAGTTAGGGTTGCTGGTGAGATTACTACCACACAAAATCTTGTAGTCGGAAAAAGATACTTTATAGATGAAGCCGGATTGTTAACGCTGAGCGTTCCTGATGCTCCTCTAGGTGGCTCCGCCGCCGTCCAGTTTGTAGGTTATAGCACAGGAGTTAACAAGTTAGTTATTGTCTTAGACCAGGTTGTCTTGGTTAAGACTGGTTAGTTATTAAAAGAGGGATTATGGTTAAAAAGACTAAAGCTGTAAAAGAACCAAAGGCAAAGAAGTCAAAAAAGTCGGATAAAGTTGTAACCGAACAAGATAACGCACCCCTTCCTGCTAAGGCCCTACATGGGGAGTTGTTTTGGGAGTATAGAGCCAAAACAGCAGAGTATGAAAAGATGCTCCTTGAGCATAGTATAGCTTCTAAGGAATTGAAGACAGAATTATCTGATCCTAAATATAAAAAAGTAGTAGACCTCATGGCACAGGATGAGGCTTTAAGAGCACAGTTAAAAGAGTATGCGAGCCTTCTAAGAGGGGCCCAGCTTAAAGCGGCCGCCGCGCTTGGCATCCCTGTTGAAGTGTTTCTTAAGGATTGTTTTATTGACCATGAAACAGGAGTCGTACGTATTATAGATTGAATTTAACCCAAAAAATAGACGGAGAAAATAATGGCACTTCGTAAACCGCTCTTTATAGATGCAGATGGCTTTCCAACTGAGATGAGCCCAGGCTCTGATTCAGTAGCTTTTCAGGCTATTACAGTTAATGGTACAGCAGGTATTACGATGGTGTCTGGAACTGTTAATGGCCTTCCAACACCAACATCTAACGACCAGGCAGCTAATAAGCTTTATGTAGATAGTGTTGCTCAGGGACTATCACCTAAGCAGGCTGTTCGTGTTACAACTTCTGGTGTTGATCTTACTGCTCACGTTGGAGGCGGCAGCACTTCTTATAGCTCCTCCGGTGGTGCAGGCGGCACTGGACAGTTTACAAACGCACCAAACCCAATCAACGGCGTAACTCTCGCTGCTGGTAACAGAATCCTTGTTAAGGATCAGGGCGGTGTTGCTTCTCACGTGGAGAATGGTATCTACGTTGCGACAGCTACTCCTACTACCTGGGACCGCGCATCCGACTTTGATGCAGACTCCGAGGCCCTTGCAGGTTCTTGCGTATTTGTTACAGAGGGAACCGTACACGCAGATACAGTATGGTGTGTAGTAACAGACGACCCAATCACCCTCAACTCTACTGCTATTGAGTGGGCGCAGTTCTCCGGAGCTGCTCGTATCACTGCAGGCCTTGGTCTAACCAAGACGGGTGATACCCTTGATGTTGGTGGTGGCGCGGGTATTGTGTCTAACGCTAATGACGTTGCAGTGGAGCTTGACACAGATGCCGACGCCCAGAGCGCAGGACAGGACGGTGGTTCGTCCGGCCTTGAGTTTGATGTAACCGGCGCCAGTGGTCAGCTTCGTGTCAGGGTAGATGGTTCAGGTGGTATCCAGAGAGGTGCTTCTGGTCTTCTACTTGAGCTTGATAACTCACCAGATACCCTTGATGTTGATGCTGACGGTCTTAAGGTTGTTGGTCTACCATCACTATTCAAGATCAATGATGACGCAGTTAGTGCAAACGTAACCGCAGATAACCTTGATGAGCTAACTGGTGGTGGTGTAACTTCACTTCACAGCCACGCCGGTGTATCAGACGCTCTACGTGTAACTAATACCTACACAACGGGTGGCGCTGGTGTTACTGCAGGTGACCCTGTTTATTTCAGTGGCAACGCCACTGTTCTAAAGGCCCTTAACACCAACGATACAGCTAATAAGGTTATCGGTGTTGCTAAGACCTCTGTTGGTGCCACTACTTCTGTAGATATTGTATCAGACGGTAGACTAAACGGCGTCCTAACAGGTGCAACCGCTGGAGCTTACGTGTATCTTGATGCAGCAGGCGGACTAACGTTTACTCGTCCAGCCGGCGGCCAGGCCCGTATTACCCTTATTGGTTGGGCTATTAATGCTACCGATCTACACGTCGAGATCAACTTCCTCGGTCGTAACGCGTAATAAATGAAGCAAGTTATTTGGAGGGTCAGTGTCCAAGCCGGCAGATAAAGTACAGATTTATAAAAGAGAAAGTACTGCTGGTGGCGGTGACCCTTCAGATAATGACGATTTTTATCAAGATAAGCCCCTTGATCCTTCGGAGGATGCTCCGGAGGTTCAGGGGGTGTTTTTTCAAGATGCCACTGGCGGCCAAGCCAACGATGAAGATGTTTATGCAGTTCGTAATGGCGATGATTTAGTATTTAGAGATAAGACTGTTGGTGCAGAAGTTACCTTGAATGATTTATATGCTGGAGCTGGAGGCCTTTCTGAGGTACAGCACTCAGCTTTGAGGCAACTTATACATTTTATAAATGAAGGACCGGCCGAAGGGTTTGCGACAGGTGCTTATAAAGAGATTTTACCTGCAGGAAGTCCTTTTCCGACCTCTGTGATATGGTGGGAGTCTGCCGCCAAAACGCAAAAAATAGTAGAGAAAACTCTTACATACAATGGTGTATCCCCGTCTCAAATACAGTGGAAAATGTATGATGTAGACGGAACCACTGTTTTAACTACTGTAACTGATTCGATTACATATATAAATAATGTTTTTGAGTCGTCGCGCACAAGGGCAATAGCTTAATGTCTAGTGATTCACCTGCCGCTATATTATATGATCCACAAGGTAATCCAGTACATATTGGTTTATTTGGCTCTCTTCACGTAGCAAATCCTTATACGTTGGCGGACCATAATTTTAAGTACGATATTGATTCCAGTGTGTGGGGAACTTTAACTGCTACTGGAGGAGCCCTCACTCACTTGCCAAATGAAAGTGCTGTTCGGCTTTCAGTTAATGGAACTAATGCTTCTAGAGCGGTTCTTCGCTCCCATACATTTTATAGATACCAATCTGGTAAAAGTTTAACTACCAAAATGTCAGTGTACCATACAGACACAGGGCAGAGTAATCAGATTCGCCGATGGGGGTTGTTTGATGATAGTGATGGAACATTCTGGGAACTAAACGGAACCACACTGCGTGTCGTTAGAAGAACATCTACTTCAGGATCCCCTGTTGATAATGCGGTGGCACAATCCAGTTGGAATAAGGACAAGTTGGATGGGACTGGTTCGTCCGGCATCACACTAGATATTACTAAGGGTAACATTTTTGAAGTTGAATTTCAATGGTTTGGTGTTGGACCAATTCGTTATAGAGTAAATGGTATTTTGGTTCATGAGGAGGTCAACGAAAATTTACTAGCCGTCCCGTACATGAAGACAGCTGTTCTTCCTATGGAGTACGAGATAGTAAATACCGGATCTTCTAGTTCTTCTGGGTTTACGGCTATCTGTGCTACCGTTATAGTTAATGGGGGCCAGGATGCTCCAGATCTTTCTTTTGGTGCCTATAATGCTTCAGATGTGTCAGTGACAACTACGGAAAGACCTGTATTATCTATCAGACCAAAGACAACGTTTAATGGTTTAACTAATAGGATGACCGTTCTTCCTAAATGTCTCTCTATTAGTACAGAAGGGTCTAGAGCGGGATATCGTGTTGTTATTGGGCACACTTTAACTGGGGCAAGTTGGACTTCTGTAGATTCCACCTCAGGTGTTGAGTATGACGTTTCCGCGACTGCATTTACAGGAGGATCCACAGTTATTAGAGGATTTCTTGCAAACTCAAATGACAGTAGCGGTGTAATCTCCTGTGAAGGATTATTTTCACAACACGGAAGAAAACTACATCTTGATGCTTTTGGTTCAATACAACCAATAATTTCTATATTTGCTATAAACGAGGCCGCTGGCACAACCTTGATGAAGGCTTCACTTGCTTGGGTGGAGATCAGATAATATGTCAGCACCCACAATCTATAAGGTACATGAGTTAGCTACAATTGACGCAAACGGGTCAAGAGCTTTTCATAGCTTTTCAGAACGAGAAGTAGTACTTCTTGTTAATATAAAGAGCGCTCCTACTGGAGGCTCTCCTACTCTTACCTTTACTATACAGAGTGTTGATCCTGTAGATGAGGCCACGGTAGTAGGTCCTATAGCAACTACAGGGCCATTAACAGGTGTTGGAATCAGTACAATTAGAATTCCTTCTATTAGTTCTGCCGTTTTAGTTTCTTGGGTAGTTGGGGGATCTTCTCCTTCATTTACAAATGTTAATGTATCTGTTTTTGGAAAAGACGCTGCGAGTACTGCTCTTGTAACTACCTCAGGAACAGAGATAGGTATAGAATCTACCCCGATCAGAGTAGATTCTACAGGATCAACTACCCAGCCTGTTAGTGTAGTATCTCTGCCCCTACCTGCAGGTGCAGCTACAGAATCTACTCTCTTGTCCTTGGCCTCAGAAGACTTTGCTACCCAGTCTACACTTTCAGATATTCTAACTGAGTTGCAGGATAAGACTGATGCTACAGATACACAACCAATTTCTGCTGTCTCTCTGCCCCTGCCAACCGGAGCAGCTACGGAAGCCACATTAGCCTCCATCGCTGCAGAAGATTTTGCTACACAAACAACACTAGCAAATATACTTACAGAGCTTCAGCAAAAGACAGAGCCAGCAGATACACAACCAGTATCTGATGCGGGTGGAAGTTTGACTGTAGATGCCAGTTCCTGGCCTCTGCCTGCAGGTGCCTCAACTTCTGCCAATCAGACTCTTGAGATTAACAGGCTTGCTAGTATTGATCAGAAGTTTCCACTCCTTGGTCAGGCGACTCTTGCTTCTGGCATTCCTGTAAGTATCGCAGCCAATCAAACTGTTATTCCGGTTAATGATAATGGTGGAAGTATTACTGTAGATGCTACTTCTTGGCCTCTTCCTACTGGGGCAGCTACAGAGTCTACTCAAGTAACATTATTATCAGGTACCACGTTTACTTCCAGAATTAATACTTTTGGCCAGAAGACGATGGCTAATAGTACTCCAATTGTGATTGCCTCTGATCAGGTAATGCCCCTTCCCTCAGGCGCAGCCACAGAGACAACACTATCAGGTATTAATAAAAGTGTAATTGATCTCAGAGATAACCAAGGCATTAAAAGGATCAACGACGCCCTTCCCTATGGTGATAACAACATAGGTAGAATAAAGATTACTGATGGTGGCGGATCTGGTCGTACAGTTGCTGTAGATAGTGCCAACCGTCTAGTTGTTTCAGCTAACGCTACGATTGTTCCAGCAGCGTCTGTGGCTGTAGAACAGTCAGACGTTTCTGATTTGACTGGAACTGATGATTTAGTCTATGTTATACCATCAGGGAAGAAGCTTACGATATCTAGATTTGCTGGCGGAGCTGAAGGAAACAGTGGAAAAGTTAGTAAGGTTTCTTTGTTTTATGACCCTCTTGGTACTGGCTCTGGTATGGATACTATAAGATTAATGTACCTTAGTGGTAATAACTGGGAGTTTGGCTTAGATTACCAGGTAACTGGAGATGGTACAAAAGCTATTAGAATGAGAAGAGAGCGCCTCGACGGTGCCTCTGACGAAGTAGCTGCTTTCTGGTCAGGATTTAGGGAAGAATAATATGTCAAGAGAATTTATTACACAAATACATTCAGAAGACGTTGCAAAAAGTACTGGCAACACCGTTTCTGTGGATGAAGATATATATGTTATTCCTTCAGGAAAGTATCTTAGAGTTTCTAGATTTACAGCAGGACATGAGCATTCTACAAGTGAGTGCCGTATTGAATTAGTATGGCGTGTGGGGGGTACAGATAATCTAGTAGCTGTAATGTATGCTGCAGGTACTACCTCTCAAATAGCTTTAACTCGGGACTTTGAAGGAAATGGTTCTTCTTCATTAGTAATTAGACTTATTAATGGGGACAAGTCTGGACCTTTGCATATGACAGGATGTTGGGAGGGTGTGTTGCAATGAGTAGAGATTCTCGTACATCTGATGGTAAACAGATTGTTGCTGTATGGCCCACAGAAGGGAATAGAGCCACTCTTGTAACTCATAGCTGGACCGATAAGACAACTTGGTATCAAAAATCTACCAGGGTAGTAAACGAAACCCCAACAGCTGTGGTATCAGGTTCCGTCTATCAACTTTCACACCCCTTTGTTGTAGATACTTACCATGGAAAACTGTGGGATGAGGATAATCTAAAAGATTCAAGTGGTAATAGTTATAGGGTAGTGGTTCAGGTTGACGAGGGAGAGGGGTGGGTCACTAAGACAGAGCGAGACCCACATACTGACCAAGGGGATTACCTTATAACATATGTATCTGGTACAATTACTTTTACCCCTGAAATACCAGTTGATGCGTCTGTTCGCGTTACATACCACTATGCTGGATCTAGTGAATTTGTTATAAAGCCAATAGCTGGCAAATTACTAAAGATCAGAAATGTTGAAGTTCAATTTTCAACTGACGTAGTGATGACAGATACTGTAAATTTTGTGGCGTATGGTTATGTTGATGTTTTTGCTCCCCAGTATTTGCAGAGTAATGGAGGGCCTTACCCCTCTCTGACTAAAATACCTCTTGCAACTACTCGTTATAAGACTATGTACGATTTTCAGGCAGAGTCTAATGGGGCCCTACCACATATTAATCCAATAGGCGGCTCAGGGTGGAGGGGTATTAAAAACGGTATTATGGTATTTCCATGGAATTATGCAGCCATGACACCGCTCAGTTCTGCTGCTGGAATGGAGATACGAATTAGCCTACAGCACGATGTTCCATTTGGAGGAGAGTTTGGTACGGCAACCCTGTATTGTTTAAGTGAAACGGAATAGGTGAGATAATATGAGTCCTACAGCAGTCGCGGTGTTAATCATCGTTCTAATTTTAGGAATTATTGGATTTGATACATATCTCGCACTAGACAAGGTTAAAGCGAACACATATTCCGCAGTTATTAGGGCTGCTGGTAAGAAGTGGATGCCTTTGATTATGATTGTGTCCTTTAGTATGGGACTTTTATGTGGTCACTGGTGGTGGTAATTCATGTTGAGGGCGACGCTAGGGGAACCAATACCATTACAAATACAATTAAGTAATGGGCAAACAGATCTTTATGGCCGGGTCAAAGTCTACGACGACTCCGGAACTGTGGCTGTTACCTTATCTTTAGTCCACATTGATAACGGGTTATATGGTGCTTCCCATACATTCAATACCGAGGGACACTACACGGCTGTCTATCAGATATTTAAAGATAATTTATTCACAGAAATTGCAGACTTTAATATTGAGGCAGAATCAATAGAGGCATCTGCAGACAAGACCAACATCCTAAGAATTCTAGGTCTAACTCACGACAACACAGTAATTGACAGTAACACATATAACTCCGGCGGTGGCCTACTAAGCAGTAGGATACGTCACTACGATAGTAAGATTCATGCAGAAGCGGCAGGACTTTTAGGGCTACTAGATACCTGGACAGTATCTGCTGTTTATGATGGGAACAAACTAATAAAATATACCGTTGTTAGAGAGTAACGAAAGGATACAATGGAGGCAGTCGGACTTCTCACCAGAGGTAAGGTCACTCCAGGTTATTATCCAACTCTAACCCTAATATCTTGGGGCTTTCTATACTTCCGTCTTCCTGTTTTTGATGTACCAGGAGACTTTGTTCCAGGGTTTATCACTCCTGTACCAATAGCGGCACCTCCCGTTTTCTTTACCAACTATGCCGCTGCTCAACTAATTGGTAATACTATAAACCAACCAGGCAGGTTATCTTCTACTCCTGTGCAGGTGCTTTCAAACATGCCAGATCAGGGGCTATCTAATAGTCCACCAGCAGTACTTAACGATTCTTCGATAGAGGTAGATCTCATCCCAGATGACCCATCTAAAATACATATGATAAGTACTGTCAATGTTGGGCTGGCACATGATGGTGATTCAAATCTTTTACCTAATGACGATGACACAACCCTTTTACCTACAGTGGAACCAGATCTTGTTGACTAGCTCTGTGGAGGAAAAATGTCTGTAAAACTAACCATAACTGTTGCAGATATAACTAGCACAATATCTCTTGGGTATACCCACATAAAAATATACCGTTCTCCGGAGGAGCTGACAGGGTTTTTTGAAATTACTACCCCCTCTATAATGGTTGTACTGCAGCCCGGCGTAAGCGTGTATGAATTTATTGACACAAATGGCACCACAACTCACTGGTATAGAACAACCTTTTACGACTCTAATACCCCAGCAGAGACATCCTATAGTACTTCTTTTCAGGGAGAGTTTACAGACACAAACTATAAGGTTACTACATACCCCGAAGAGGGAGTATATACCAGTTATGACCGCCTAGTGGTCAGTAAGGTTAGAACCTTAATAGGTGATAGCAAAGAGCTTACTAGAGATTACGTTTCAGCAGATACAGGATACAGCAGTATCTCTGTTGATGGTTATACTCATACCCTAAGTAATCCTAAAGGCTGGCCCCTATCTATCAACTTGGATGGGTTTGAGTACACCACCCTGAGTGAACCAAGCGTTAATGGGTATCAATTTGTAACATTTAGTGGCACTCAAATAAGCACAATCAGTGGTACCCTTGATGTTTGGTACTACCACTTTAGGTATTCAGATTCTGAAATACTATATACGTTCAATGCCCTTCTGCCTCCTTATCCGCTAGATGCTGAAGACGTAACTTTTGAACTGAAGATTATTTGCACCGCCATCGAGCTCCTGTCCGCTGAGCTTGGCGTAGCTAGCGCGAACTCCGGAGTTGAAGTTGATATTTTTGAGGAGATTAGGATTAATCCTAAGACTGGGCTGGATAGTCGGTTTGCTAATCTTAAAAGACTCCTAGCCGATAAACAAGCCATCATAGACGGTATTGATGGTGATGACTCCGATATATTCGGGGTACTGGTGGACTAATGGGAAAAATTGTCACTCCAGCAATCAGAAAGATATACAAAGAACTTATACACCAGGTGGTAGAGGACCTGCATAAGGTTATCTTTGCCCACATGCCTCCCGATAAGGAAGATTGCCCTAACTGTGTTTGGGATTCTGTTAATGGTAAGTCATCAGGGACGTTTGATAGCAGCTTTGTTTCCCCTATTACCATATTTGGAAACGTAATCTCCCCCTCTTCTTTCACAAGAGGCCGTTGTCCTGTGTGTTCGGGAGTTGGCTATCTAGCAAGCCCTGTAACAAGGAAGCTAAAGGCCCTCGTCAAGTGGAATCCAAAAGGCTCTACTGATGAAATAAAAGCTACCCCCGCCGGCCGCGAAGGCGAGCCTATGGTTCGTATTAAAGTTCTGAGGGCAGATTTTAATACCCTAGTAGGGGCAGAGTATTTTACAGTAGATGGGGTTAAGTGTGTTATAAACAAGCCCCCTACCATCAGAGGACTTGGTGTTCAAGAAGAGTTAGTGGTCGCTTTCCTCTTGGCTACAGAAGTGGGTAGTGATGTAAAGAGGTAATATGTCTGAAGTTAATGTTAGGGAAGTTGCTCGGGCTGTCGAAAAGCACATCAGAAGTAAGCTTAATCCTGCCATTAAGAGAGCTCTCTTCAAGAATATAGTAAATAGCTTTAGAGAAGGGTTAAAGGCTGATCTCGGTAACGCCTTAATTAATGTCTATGATTCTTTCGCTGAGGCTGAGGAGTCAGAATTTGGCCCGGTCGCTCGCGGCCGCGACCCTACATCCTTGAAGAATTTAAGGCCCTTGTTTGTCAATCAGATTGAGTCTGAGCTCGCCGCCGCAAAAATAATTGATGGCAAACTCCACATAGATATTGGAGACAAGACTATGTGGGGGTTTGAAGGTGTTTCAGAAGACTCGCAGCTTAGTTTGGACATTCTGTATTACTATCTAACAGGTGTGATTGGTGAGTTTGGATTTATAAGCCAGGGACTTTATGAACTTATGAGGCATCGTAAGCCTTCATTAGGACGTTTTGGTGCTGGGTTCTTGATTTCAAAAGAGAGTTACATAAAAGAGAAATGGGAAGAAGGTACTGGGGTTAAGTTTGAGGATATACGCCATCCCATCTCAGGCCAAAAAGAGTTTAAAGGATTCAAGGATGTTATTGAAAACTTTAATTATTCTAAATATTTAACAGAAGCCGTCGAACAGACAATTAAAAACCTCAAACTCATAAAATAAGTGCAGGATTCAATAACTTATAGAGTTTACAATAACATTTTCTTGTATTATAATTAGTATGAAGTTCTATACACAAAAACCAATAATTTACATAGGTTAGGAGAGGCCGTCCATGCTTCCATATCTCCGGTTGTATGACTCCTCTATATATAACTACCTGCGTCATGAAGTGATTCCGCTTCATTACTCCGAGCAGGCTCAGAATGAGCCGCTTGTATACGATCAGAAGAGTAGCAGCTATGTGATTAATTCATCGAGGGATCCTTCTCCATTTAGCCATGGTAGGGGGCTTGTTTTATTTGATGAAGAAACGGTAAATGGCAGGCTGGTCGCCGATACAACCGCCGAGCAGTCCTCCCAGATTACAGTTAATGGCGCTAGCTCTTATACCATAGACTATGCTAGAGGGCGTGTGTTAAACCCTAACACTACGCCAACTTCTATAACGTATCGTTGGTATTATGTTTCTGTAATTCAAGGCTGGCCTGGTACAGAGCCTCCCCCTCTCCCTTGTGTGGCTCTAGACATAGACTCCACTAGTATTACGGGATTTCAGTTGGGTGGTGGATCAAAGGATATAGTTAAGGGTACTATCCATATTTTTGCTACAAGTGAGGCAGAAAAGAAGGATATTACTGACTTAATCTACCAGTCTCTCTATAATAGGTCCCTGCCAATTAATAACTGGCATCAAGGGGATTACCTTGATTACAACGGTAGTTATACTGGGTTTACACCCACAACAGTTTCCGGAATTTCAAGCGGATTTTTTAAGGAAGTAAAAGCTTCTTATGTATCCGACCGATTTTCATGGTCTGAATTAAATAGACACAGAAGTAAGTTAGATTTTGTATTTGAAGTGTACAAGGACTGAAGTACGCAACGCTAAGGTACGCGTAGGAACGCCTCCCTGCAAAGACCATTGTTGCTTGTATTGAATGAGTATTAAAACGCGCGCAAAGTAAATTGATATAAGCCAAACAACCCTTATAAGGAGGCCCTAAATGGCTAGAAACCGTATTATTTACGCTAGTCAGAGTGTGATTGTTGACGGGGACTTCCTGTATCGTGTCCAAACTCTAGGGTCTTCGACGACTTTTAATTCGACAGACCTCTTCGAGTTGGGCCAGCAGGATGTTATTGACGTCGTAGATGACGTTCCAACCGTTGCTCTAACACTTGACACTAACGATTGGGGTACTGTACGTACTGCTGCTGCACTGGCACATATTTCCACTGCAGCATTTGACTCAACCGCTACTGTATCTAACGCAACCCTCGCAGTTGTGTCTGGAACCACAAGCATCGCTTACTACCATGGTGTAGCGCTATCGAATTATGGCGTATCTGGTTCTGAGTTCGATCTTTGGGCTCCAGTTCAGTCCGAGGCAGCTCTAGGTTCGGCTGACGATGAGATTGACCAGACCGTGTTCATGTCCCGCTGCTTCGCTACAGGTATTAACCTGAGCTACTCAACGGGTGGTGAGGCCACGGAGAACTACACCGCCGAGACCGACAACAAGACCTGGTTCCTAAACGATGGTCGTTTTGTCTCTCAGGAGGAGTGGACCACCGTCTCAGGTCTTTCTTATGACCTAGGACTACCTGATGGCTCTGCCGAGGTTGCTTCACTTGCTGACAGCAACAGGGCGTTCCTATACATTGACCCAACTACTGGCCGCCGCTCGGTTGTAATTGACCGCGCATCAGGCGCCCGTGAGTATGTGCCAATCGTAGACGGCGCCGCAACTGCTACTGAGGCCGGTTATAGCGATACCACCAACGTGGTAACTCTACCAGCAGGCACAGTCGTAGGAGCCAACGACACTGTAAAGATCCGTTACGCCTCTTCTGAGTATGCAAACGGAACTGATGGTGATTCAGATCTGCAGAAGGCTAACTACTTTACTGCAGCTACTGATGCCAACACTGGTGATCACTCCAACGTAGGTGGTTTGCGTCAGGGACAGATCGAGATTTATCTCGTCGACCCAGATGCCTCTACTGACTACGAGTTGTCACTCCGTCTACAGTCTGTATCTGTTGCGGTAACTCTAAATCGTGAAGCCCTTTCTGAGCTCGGTCACCTTAAGCCTTATGACCGTCCAGTAACCTTCCCAATCGAGATTAACACAACTGTAGAAGCGACTGCAGGCGATCTAGCGACGTTTGCTAAGTTTGCTGGTAAGGAAGCTGAGTTCGAGAGCGGATCACTCGTTGATCTTGCAATTGACCACCTCCTTGCTAAGGACAATCTAATCCTCGTTGTCATGATCTATGATCAGACTGACGTGGAGGCCGGAAACGAGACTGGTGCTCGTCGTAAGGTCCTTAATGCAGAGATGGCTGGTAAGAACTACTGGGTTGACGGTACTATGTCGACCTACGCAGCTATTAACCTTGCAAGCCCAGAGCGTGAGTACCCACTCAAGACTGTTATCATCCCTGACCTAAAGGCGACAAGTGAGGCTTATAACCTGTCCCAGGGCCAGAATGCTACCCAGTCGTTCGCGTTCCGTTCTACTAACAAGATGTTCATGGTAAAGGGTTATGTACCATTCGACCGCTTGCTACTAGAGCCTGGATTTGAGACTAACTAAGTAGTTATTTAGGGGGCGGAAGACTGGTTCTTCCGCCCCCTATTTCTGTGTGGTAAAGGGAATTATGGAAAACAGTAGTCAGCGTGTTACGGAATGGTCTAAGGAGAAGTTTAAGCGTTATATTGACGCGGAAATTACAAAACTCTTTTCTGGAATTCTAGACTATGCAGAAGTTGCGGTTGATAGTCCAGAGAGGTGGAAAGCCTTGCGTTCCAGAATATTGAAACTCGGAAACGACGCAAAAAGAGAGATCCTAAAGGAACTAGATAGTAAATATACTGTCCAGTGCGAGATCTCTGAAGATGTCGTTGTCGTAACAAAGAGAAAGTAAAGGATAGGCATATGAGTCAGGTCGATAAGGTTGATGAGCGTAGATCGTTTGAATTCATTGGAGAGGATGGTACAACTACGTACTATCTAGAGCTGCCATCAGCGGATCAGATTAGGAAGGCTGATTGGCACTATTCTAAAATTTACAACAAGGCCCTCGTTGAAGGTGTGGCCACCGAGGCTGAGATGTTGGATATTTTGAAGTCCCGAAATATCTACAGCCCCGAGTATCTGAAGGAGCTTGATAACCTTCAGGTAGATATTGCAGCAAAGATCACCTACATGGACGATCTAACTGATGATCTAGAGAAGATGAAGCTGGCTCTTGAGATTAAGGAGCTTAGGAATAAGCTTTATCAATGGAACCTTAGGGTCACCGGCCCCCTTGGCAATACCTGTGAGAGAATGGCTGAGGATGCCCGCACAGAGTATATCACTTCCGTCGCTGTTAGGAAGGCCGATGGTGCACCCCTCTGGAAGAGTTATGATGATTTTGTCGCCGAACAGGACGCCGCTCTTCTAGTTAAGGCACGCTTTGAGGTTATTCTCTGGACACAGGGTTATACTGCAGACATTCTAAAGACTCCAGAAGACGCTGTAATCAAGGACGTTGTTGATGGCCGCACGGCTCGTGCTGAGGCTAAGGCACTCCAGGCTGCAGCCCAGGAAGCTGAGCAGATGGCAGATGCTGCTGTTCAGAATGCTGAAGAAAGTGTAACTGTCGCCAGCAAGAAGAAGAGATCTAAGAAGAGCTCATAAGAGGGGCATATGTCCGATCTTAGCTATGAAGAGCTCGAGCGCTACATAGGTGAGATTTGCGCAGGTAAGAAGCTAGTCTATGTAGAGGATGGTAAGGGTGTTCAAATACCTCTTCTTTTTAGACATGCGTCTTATCGAGATAAAGAACTCTCCACTTTTATATACAAGAGGGCTCTAAAAGAGGCAGAGGAAGCAGAACTTCCTACTATTTCTGAGATGGAGACTCTGATAAAAGAGCGTGGACTTTTTAGTAAGGTAGATCAGGAAAAGCTGGAAAAACTTGAGTCCAAAAGAGAAGGACAGAGAGTTATTTTAGCTAAGACTACCAGGGTCCCTGCAAAGAGAGATCGAATTAAGGACATTATTGAGAACCTTGATAGAGCTATTCTTGAGTTGAGGCTTAAGAAGGAGCGTCTTTTTGATTTTACTCGAGAGAGAAAATCTGCGGAAGAGAAGATGCTCTATCTTGCTTGGGCAGGTTCTTTAGATCCTTTCAGTGGGAATCTTTACTGGCGAACATATGATGATTTTAAGTCAGAGAAAGATTACGTATTCCGTAAAAGGGTATTTGTGGAATACACTATATACCACTATGGTGTAGAGCAGAAGACTATAAGGGCTATTGCCCGTTCTGGATTGTGGAGAATTCGTTATACCACAGCCCTTAAAACGAGCGAAAGCTTATTTGGTCGTCCAATACCTGACTACACTCCAGACCAGTTAATGCTCATTTATTGGAGTCATTATTACCAGTCAATTTATGAGATGCTTCCAGATGATCGTCCTCCAGAATCTATTATTGAAGACGATGCCGCCTTGGATGCATACATGAAGGATTGGATGGCGGAGAAGAGTAGAGGAGATACAGCCTCTAGATCTAAAAGTAAGTACGGTGCTCCTACAGCGTGGGACTATAATGAGACTTTAGTGATGCGCTCCAATGATGTTTTTGAGGATGTAGATTATTCAAAAACTCTAAAGGAGAAGGGCTCCAAAGCAGAGACTGCTCAGGATGCCGCGCCTATGACACGCGGTAAAAAACGGTAAAGGGTTTTCTGGTTTTTCACTGTTTTAAAACAGGGGAAATGAAACGGAATGGCTGACTCTGTATATAAGATTATAGTACAGTTTGAAGCAATGAATCTAATCCAGGGAGGAAGTTCGGGCTCTGGAGGTGGCGGAGGTTCGTCTAAGGGCGGCACAGGCTCTGATGTAAGCATAGACATTTCTTCGTTTAAGAAAGAGTTTAATTCTCTTCTTTCTGGATTCAAGGCACTCACCTCTTCTATAACACAAGTAAATAACATCGTAGCCACGTTGAAGCAGGGAACTGCTGCAGCGGCGGCTAATGTTGCGTCTACAGGGTCACCAAAGACCTCTTCTGGTTTAGTTGATGCAGGCGGTCGTCCTCTAACGGCTGCTACATCCCAGAGAGTGGATGCTGAAAAAGCAGCTGCGGCTGCTGCCTCCGCTAATGCCGACGCCACAAGGGATTCTACTAAGGCTTCTGAGGAAAGAACAGCTGCTTTGAAGGAAGAGGCCGAGCAGGCTGCTAAGGCAGACGCCGCCTCTGGCAAAATTGGATCAACTCTTGCAGAGCTACACAAGCACTTCCAGAAGGTAGCCAGCTCTGTAGAAGGCACTACAGAAATTCTAGAAGAGAGCGGTAACACCCTTGCTGATATAAATAACAGAATAGGTGGCCGTCTAAACCCTGCTCAGCTGCTTAATAAGGTTCTTGCCCCCGTTGCTAATGATTCAACTTTCCGCCAGCGCGCGACTAAGCTTCAGGATAGCTTAGGAGATTTCTTTGATATAGACACTAAAGGCCTTGCCAGTGATGCACAGAATGCCGCGCGCCATCTACAGTCTGAGATTGAGTCGGCCATTAGGAAAGAGCTTAATAAGCTTTCAAATTCTGGATTGGATGATGATATCGGCAGGATCCTTAGCAATCTTAGAAAAAACATCCAGGAGAGGCTTGAGACTGCCAGGGCTGGAGGCACCACAGGCTTAAGATTTGACCAGAAAAAGTTTGCAGAGTCCTTTAGTGCTGCAGAGATTGTCCATACTTTTGACCTTATCACATCTGCCATTAATAATGCTGAAGGTGTTTTGAAGGAAGGATCCCAGGAGTTTAACGCTTTTGCTGACTCTATGGGTTCTAGCATTACAAAGCTTAGAAATGTTTTTGCTAGAGAGCTTGGGAATACTAGAAGAGAAACCTTTTCTGGTCTAGTGGATGAGGGTGGCCGCCGTCTGGACTTTAGGCCCCAGCTTCTACAGGAAATTAATCCTGCGCAGACACAAATCGATCTTACTAAGCTTCAGCAGGCCATTGTAAATCTGGGTATCAATTCTATCAAGACGTCTCAGCCGTTATCGGTAGCTACAAAGTTGTTTGATCTACTGGCTACTGATATGGGGAATCTAGAAGGTAATCTAAGGGCCGTAAGGGTCGCTTTCAAGAATACCGAAGAAGGTTTTGATCCTATAACTAGGAAGAGATTTGATGAACTTCAGGGTCTTCTAAAGATTAATCGTTCTAGTTCGGGTGTTGTCAGAGGGCCTAGTAACGTAGCAGCAGGCGCCGCCTCTGGAGCCTTCGGAGTATTTCGTATTAATCAGCTCCGTGAGCAAGTAGCACGCACTGGTGCGCCTCTAAGCGAAAATATATCGTTTACCGATGCTTCAGGAAATATTAGAAGAGTACATGTCGAGCTCAAGCAGCTAGGTTCAACCCTGGACACTGTAAGAGTAAAGGCTAAAGAAGTGTCAGATAACATGTTTGATAGGGCGAGTGTTCGTACAGCCCTACAGCGTGTTGCTGTCTGGGGCGCCGCTGCCGGAATCATCTTCGGGGCCGTAAGTGCCTTTAAGAGTGGTGTGCAGACAGTAACAGACACAGAGTTCTCTATCGCCTCTCTTGCTAAGGTTATGGACGAGGCCCAGGCCGACTTCGCGGGATTTAAGAAGTCAGCTACGGACACGGCCATCGCTATTTCACAGCAGTTTGGACAGCCTTTGAAGGATGTAATCGACACCATGATTACATTCGCCCAGCAAGGTAAGAACCTAGCTCAGGTTACCAGGTTAACTGAGGCGTCTGCTCTTGCTGCTAATGTTACGACACTAGATCAGCCTACTGCAGGCAGTGTTTTGACGTCTGTTACTGAGCAGTTTAATATTCCGGTAGAGAACGCAACCTCTATCGTTGATAAATTCAACAACGTAGCCAACAACGCCGCTGTAACAGAGACCCAGCTCGCTGAAGCTCTAAAGAGAGCCGGTAACGCTGCTGTTAACGCAGGCGTAGACCTAGATCAGTTCAATGGTATTGTGGCTGCTATTTCTCAGCAGACCCGTCAGACTGGTTCGGAAATTGGTACCGCTCTAAAGTTCGTCTTCTCTCGCATCAATACACCTGAAGCGGAGAAGGGCCTCGCGCGCGTGGGCGTAGCCGTGCGCGACGCTGAGGGAGGGATGAGGCCTTTCGTAGAGATTGTTTCTGACCTAAGTGCAGCTTTTGATACACTATCTGAGGCACAGCAAAACCAGGTTGCTATCTCGGTTGCCGGCGCCCATAGGTATAACACCTTCCTTGCTCTTATTAAGAACTTTTCTCAGTTCCAGTTATCTGCAGCAGACAGCACCAACTCCGCAGGATCGGCCTTACGAGAGCAGAGCAGGATTGCTGAAACTGCTCAGTTTAAAATTCAGCAGCTGAAGAACTCTATCTCTTCTGCAGCTGTTTCTGTAGGTGAGGCCTTTCTTCCAACGTTGAAGGGAGCTACAGTTGTAGCTAGGGAGTTCTTTGACGTTATTAGTGGTCTACCAACCGCTGTAACTTTCGTTGGTACCTCGTTTACGCTAGCTCTTGTTGCCTTTACTAAGTTTAGTGATCAGATGGTCAATTTTATTGATCTATTTGACAGTAGTGGCGGAGGAGGTATCTTTAGATCCATTGCTACAGGATTGAAGGGCGCAGGCACAAGCATAGACAATCAGAGAGACAGAGATCCTGCATCTTTTGCTAAGTTTGGTAGCTCTGCTCCTGGGGTTCTTTTGGCTAGAACTCTTTCCGACTTCTCATTTAAGAAGCCTGTTTCTGAGGTAGAAGATTTCGTAAGTGTCCTCGGAAAGGCTAATCTAAAGCTTGTCGACTCTAATGGAAAGATTGTAGAGAATACAAAAGGCTTGACGAAGTTTGCTGCCGTTACAAGGGGTCTTGGAGTTGCTTCTAAGTTTGATGATACAGGTAAGGCCCTAGACCGCACCGCTCTTGGTATAGCAGCCTTAAACGGCGGGTTTGGGAAGCTTGCAGGTACAGTTCTTAAGATGTCTAATGCTCTTGCTTCCTTTGCTGGTGTAGGAAAGGGTATTGATTTTCTTGCTAACAGAATAGGGGCCACCTCTAGCGCAGTAGGACTTCTTGCAACTGATATAGTGAAGCTAGGGGCCTCCTTTGCATTGATAGCGGGCGGTATTGCCTTGTTTGGTGCAATTAAGGATGCTATCACTGAGAACGGTGAAAGTGTTAGAGAAGATCTGAAGGAAGAAATCGCTGCTAGAAATGAAACTATCAAGGCAATTAAGAAGCAGCAGACAGAGGTAGACGCTCTAAGCAGAAGCAGATCCAGGGCTGCCTTGAACGCTGCAAGAGTCGCTTCTACTGATAGGGACATTATAGACGAGGATATTAGAAGAGGTAAGTTTCGTTCTCCTCTTCTAGACGAGCAGAGGCTTAATAAGTCGCAAATTGAGCTAGACAACAGTGTTGGGTTTGCTAACCCAGAGTTAATTCAGGGAGTGGACGAGTTTGGTAACGCTATCCTTAGAAGCGCTCAAGCTTTTGATGTTCTTGCTCAGGCTGCAACCTCCGCCCAGACACAGATACTGGCCGCTACACAGGTAAAAGTAGTAGAGGCATTCGCTAGAGACCTAGATGGTGATGCATCTGACGGGCCCCTTAAGAGGCTTGGAAGATCCGCAATTCAAAGTGTTGGTAAGTTTGTCGGCGGCCTTCCAGGTGTGAATGACAACCTACTAGCAGATTTTGGAGATGATGCGCAGACTATTTTTAAGGAAAGACAGGCGGCGTTCGAACAAATACAAAATGATCCTCGCGTAAAGGAAGCCAAACGTCTAAACATAGACTTGTCTATTACTGAGGGTGAGGATTTTGCTAAGGAGTTTGACAACAAGGCCAAGGAACTTCAAGCAGCAGGAGCCAAGTTATCTGAAGTGGTTCAGAAGATACGTGCAGAGATTGGAAATATTCCGGAAGATGCCATCGGCCAGCTATTCCAGTCCAGCAGCTTTAGAGATCTGGCGGCCTTAGAGTCCAGGCGCCTGAGCGCGGAGTCGGGAACCAGAGTTACATCGGGTGATTTTAGTCAGCAGCTCCTGCTTCAGAATAGTTCTGCTCTTCGTGGTGTAAGAAATAACATAGGATTTGGTGGGGCAGAGACCCGCGCCCAATTAAACGAGAAGGGAATCCTCCAGGCCACTATTGATGTTCGTAATGATGTAGAACAAAAACTATCAGGACTAAAAGGTGGAGAACTTGTAATCTTGGAAGGCCTCTTAGGTACGCCTGATCAGGTCCAAGTGGTGGTTGATGAGTTTGGTACTAGATTAGCAAGGTTTATTGATGAGACTACAGGGAAGATAAAACTTAGACCTCTTTCTGAGTTAATTCAAGAGGGAAATCTTAGAGATATTGAGGTATTTGATACAACTAAGTTAAAGAAGCAGCTGGACACCGTAGCTTTGGAGCTAGGACGAGTGGTATCAGGTGGTGCTAGAGGTGCGCTCATTGATACTGATTTGAATCTTGGTAATCTAAGAAGATTCCAGTCCACAGGCCAGCAGGCAGCATCTTTGAGAGACCAGTTGCTTACGAGTGATGTTCTAGAGGCTCGTCAGGATGTAGCTACCTCTAGAGAAACGTTTAAGACGAAGATTGACGAAGGCGATGCTAATATTAGCATTGAGACTGTTGACGCATTTAATAAACTTGCTGTAAGACAGGATACACTAGACACAATCTTTAAGTTCAGATCTGAGATTGAAGCTGTAGGTCTTGCATTTGAACAGTCCTTAGATCAGATTGATTCTCAGAAGATTAAAGATACTATCAAGGCCCAGTTTTCTGGAATTCTAGGAGCAGGTGCAGGCGCTATAGATAATAGGGCAGGCACTCCACAGCTCCGCTCAGAGCTTAGTGCTGACCAAATATTCCAGACATCTGCTAAAGGTATCATCTCGGCTTCCAATAGTATTGTAGATGGGGAAAAGGCCATAGGTGAGTTCCTGGCAAACCGTGTTGATTTGGCCAGAAGCATCAGTCTGGCTACCGGTGAATTTAATAAGGCCCAGTCTGGCGGAGTAAGAGATCCTAGATTAATTACAGAACTAACTAGGGCTGCAACAGAGAGAGCAGAGGCCGGCGCTACTGCGACAGAAAATCTACAGCTTGCTATTGCGGAAGAGTCTAGGGATGAGGCAAAGAAGCAGACAGACCTTCTTCAAAAGCTTGTTGACGAGAGTAAGAGCCCAGAAAGTCTCGCCGGAGGAATTGCTGCTGGGGCAGAGTTTTCTAGCAAGCTGGGTCCTAAAGCCCTTGAGGATTTTGGAAGACAGCTATCCACCTTAAGCCCAGAGAAGCTGGCTGGTATAAAAGATACCAGCTCGTTAGTCGCCGCCGCCAAGGCTCTTCAAGGCAACACTCCTCAGAATGTGAGAAATGAGCTCATCTCTCGCCAGGCTTCAATTGCGGCCGCGAGGGTCGCGGGAGAACTTATACCTTCTGGAGATAAGAGCGATGAAGCTAAGTCTCTTAAGGATTCGGCCAAAGCTATAGAGTCTCTGGCTAAGCCTCAGAGAAATGAAATTGCTGCCATCTTTAGCAAGTTCTCCCAGACTTCTGGAGAGATAACAGACAAGGTGGCTAAGGACGCTGCTCTTGAGTTTGCCGCTGTTCTGAAGAGGTCTGACTCCGACAATACCTCAGATGCAGGGGAGAGAATTGAAGAAGGTATAAGAGATGGTAATAAAGACCTGATTGAGCAGTTCAAAAGGGCTATTCAGAGCACCCGTATTCTTCCGTCTGGGTCATCTTCTGTTCCAGAAAAGGAGAGGGAGAGGACTGTAGACGAAGAAAATAAGACGATCCAAAGACACACAGAGATCTTAAATATAGCAACGGTAGCCCTGAAGAAGATGATTGAGCCTGTGAAGGCTGCCCAGGCGGCCCTTCATAGATTGGGGCAGGAAGCCTCTATCGCTATGACAGGTGTTCGTGACTCCCTTGCTAATAGTATTACCTCTATATTATCCTCTAGGGCTCTGGGCTCTCTCGGAGCTTCCACACAGTCTGGGGCCCTTGCAGGTGTTAGGTCTATAAGCTCTAATACTGGTAAATCTTTCCTAGATGGGTCAGGTAAGATTGCTCTCTCTGGTAGAGAGCTTACGGAGCGAGAAAATCAGAATCTAGTAGCTGCCAACGAGGACCTTAATACTGCTCTTTCTGGAAACAAGGAAGCAATACAGGCTCTTGCAAAGGAAGAGCAGAAAATAAAGCAGATTAGAGATGAGGCTGTAGCATCCGGCGATACAGCGGGAGCTGCTGCTGCAACTGAGACCCTAAAACAGTTGGGATCTCAGCAGGATCTTCTGAGGGCACAGGCTAATGGTTTGGCCGATGGGCTCGGACGTCTAGGGGACGCCTTTAATAAACTAGATTCCATAAACCAGCTGCGAGTTGATGTAGAGAACCTATTCCGCACATTTGACCGTCAGAAGGAGTTTGAATTTGACACGACTTCCATTGATAGTGCTCTTGGAAAGACGCCATTCTCTTTCACCCGTCCAACATTTGAACAGTTCCAGCAGGGTCAGGGCGGCCGTCTAACAAAGTTCGAGAGAGATAACGCTAGTATTGATTTCAAGCTGCGCTCCGGGGAGATTTCTCAGCAAGATGCGACAGTCGCGCGCCAGAGATCAGAATTTGATAATAATGAAGAAATCATAGCTCTTGCTCAGAAGAGGGAAACTGATCGTTTCCAGGCAGAAGTTTCTGCAGCTCAGCAGGTTATGAACAGGCTTGCAGATTTTAGCACAAGCGGCTCATCCCTGGCAGGGCAGGCTAAAGAATTAGCCGACTCTCTAAGGGATGACCTAGAGCAGGCTGGAGATGTTATTAAAAGTGACGTTGGCAGCAGGACAATTAGGGATCCCCGCACCGGCCAGGATATAGAGGTTCCTGCTTCCGAAGTTCTACAGTTTAGAGGTGTACAGGGTCTGGAGTCTGTCAGGGGCAGAGTTAATGAATTGGCGGCCGAGGCCAAAAAGGAAGAACAGGCCGCTAACGCTAAACTTGTAAATCAGCCCATTGTCGATACTCTTCAGACTACTTCTCAAGAGATTGTAGCTAAAATAGAACAGATCATTAAGATCTTAGAGGCTAACCCTGCAAATAAGCAGTCCGAAGAAGCGCAGAAGGGCCTAAACGAGTTTATTTCTAAACTTCCAAGCCTAATTAATTCTTTTGAGACTATTTCTAAGGCTTTGGCTCCTCTTCAGAATATTGCGAACCTCTTTACTGGTGGTGCGAAGAAGGCTGCTGGCGGCCTAATTACCGGACCAGGAGGTCCTAAGTCCGATAAGGTTCCTCTAATGGCAAGCTCTGGTGAGTTTGTCATGCAGGCTAGCGCTGTAAAGAAGATCGGCCTTCCAATGCTATCGGCTTTGAATCAGGGGGTTATTCCTGGATTCAAGGAGGGTGGCGTTGTTGGTAAGGGAAGAAAGGTCGCAAACCTACCATTTATAGGCTCAATTTACGAAGACGATCTCGAGAGAAGCGACAAGGCGCTTGGTCTTGCTAACATAGCAATCAATAGCACCCAAGACGTTAATACATTGAAGGGTCTTATTGCCGATGATGTTGAGGCCAAGCTTCAGTTGTGGAGAAAGGGTCGCGGCATCAGAATCTCACAGGCCCTTCCAGGGATATCCGTAAGATTTGATGATGACGGGAAGCCTGTGTTCACCAACGTCCCTGATGGAGGGGCAATTCCTCTTGATGGCAGCCTGGTTGGTATAAACCTAGAGAATAAGCAGACCTTTGATAAGGACTTCAAGAATAGAAGAACCCTAATCCAGGACAAGCAGGCGCGCGAGGAAGGTGAGAAACTTCGTGACAACGCTATAAAAAATCTGTTTAAGAGAGCCCAGGATAACGAGAAGAGTGAAAATCTATTTGGAAAGATAGATTCTCAGATCTCTGGCAGAACATCAAACCTATCTCGCAGGTTGAGTACCTCTTTGAGTAATTTGACTCGTGTAGGAGCCCTAAACCAGTCATCCGAAGGCCGAGATGTTCTAGATGCAGAGATAAATGAGGGTACTCTAGGTAAGGAGATTGATGCCGCTATTGCGGATATCTCAGCCGTAAGAGGTATCTTGACTTCTTTGCGTAGAGATGCTATTAGAGTCACAGATCCTGCAACAGGTAATCTTGTTCAGGTTGGAGAAGCTTACTTTGGCAAGGATGCAGTAATTGATCCAACCACGGGAGCTGTGAAGGGGGCGGTTTATTCTTCTGATCTCACAAGTTCAATTGAAAGGTTGAAGGGAGTTGACCTAGAGCAGCTAATCCTTGAGGCAAAGGGTATTAGTGCTCACAGGGCTAAGCAGTTTAACCTGGCTCCAACAAATCTAGGGGCAAAGCTAGATTTCCTAACAGAAGAGCTGCCGGATTCTGTTGGAGGAAATGTGGCTAAGGGTTTAATTAGGGCCCCTCTAAGACTGGCTGCAGTTCCCGCTGATCTTGCAACAGGCACAGTCTCGGGTGTTGCAGATATAGGTAAGGCTGTCGTCCGCCGCGATGGCGCAGCCTTGAAAGAAGCTGCAGTGGGCGCGCTTGTTGCCCCTGTTAGAATTGCGTCTGAAGGTTTCACAGAAACAGGCCAAGCTTTAGGGGCTGGAGCATTCCTTTCCACAGGAAAGGGCGATTCTGATCTAAGATTAGAGGCCTCTAGAGAGTTTGGTGAAAAGTTTGGTTCAGGTGTAGGTAAGCTTGGAGAAACTGCCCTAACTATTGCTGCGGCCAAATCTCCAGGAGCATTTAAAGGCGCCGCTTCTTCTGTGGCCGGGGGAATAGCTACAAGGGCTAGTAAGATAGCCTCAAGAATACCTGGAGGAGAATTAGCTGCTGGTCTAGCTAGCCGAACTGCCGCCGCCGTAAAAAATAAAGCTGCTGTCGCCAAAGAAGCAGGCCGCGGGCTTTATTCCAATCTTTCCTCTGTTCCTGAGGGTATAGGTAAACTAAGAGCTTCTCAGGCCATTTCAGAGCTGTCCCGCAAGGCTTTGAATTCTAGGGTTGGAAATAAACTACTAGGAGAGGCCGGGTCTAGAAGACGTCTTGTAACAGGAAGTCTAGGTCTTGGTCTAGGTGCAGCAGCACTTCCTTTTGTCTCGGGAGGCGCAGCCGTTGCTTTGAGTCTTCTACCTGGAGGACTAAGAGGTCTAAAAGGGTTTAGATCTTTCTTGGCAAACCGCTCGCGCAATGCATCCCTATCCTCGGCTGTAGATAATATAGATCTTGGCCCTTCTGGAGGTGCCTTCGATAATATTGATCTAGGTCCAGCTGGATCTCCAATCATAACCCCTCCTCCTACTGGTCCTGCCCCTACTGGTCCTTCATTTACAGGACCTGTTCAGGTTGGAGCTGCTCAGGGAAGAAGGAGCGTTAATAGTCCCTTCTCTGGTATAGTATCGAATATTAGACTGCCTAAATCAGGTCCTCTTCTTGAGACCCCTCTTGATGCTCATATAAACAACTCTGGGTTCCAATTTAGAACAGAAAACCTAGCTGAGCATATTAATAGCTCTAGATTTGTTAATAAGGCTATAGGTGTTGTCGATGATTCATTTGGAGGAGGAACTGTAGGTTCTTCCCTATCATCTTCTAAAGGAGCTTTTAATGCTTCTTCTAGAGGAGGAACTGCTGCTCTTGAAGGTCGTGGACTACTCGAGGCATTAAAACTCAGAGCTCGCCAGTCAACGCTGCTTAGATTGTCAAAGATTCCTGGTTCTAAGGGTATTAAAGCCCTTAACGACTTCTTTGCTAAGGAAGCTTCTGTTAAGAATCAAGGACTGGCTAAGGAGCTTTCTAAGATTCTAGATGACAGTAATGTTCCTTCAGGAGCTCGTGATATAGGGACGTCATCTCTACAAGCTGGGGCTCCAAAGAAGCCTTTCTACGGCGAGTTTGAGCCCGAGCTTCTCCCTGGTCCTGTAAGCAGGTTGTCTGCCCTAGAGGAGGCGGCTGCAATAGAGAGGGCTCGTGGTTTTGCCGCGACCGTTAGGGACCTCAATCCCCCTTCTACAGGCCCAAGAACTCAAGTGCTTGATCCGGTAGAAGCCTCATCAAACGTTTCTGCAATAGGAACTCCACCTCTTCCAATAAGAAAGCCAGCTTCCTCTCTTCTTACTGACCCAGGAACTCGCAGGGCTAAGGCTGATGGTAAGGAATTAATAAGAGAGGCAGAGGCTAATGGGCTGCAGCCTCTTGGTCCTGCTACAAATCTTGCTGAGGTTAGAAATGCTCTCCGTAGTCAGATAGGTGTCGGGTCTACTGGCGCTCTTAGAGACGCGGTTTTGAGGGGTAATCTACCAGAGGGTGTTATTTCTGGAGACCTAGCCAAGGCTGTTTCCTCTATCGGTTCCGGGACCATTACGGAAGAGCTTAGAGGCCTGTTCCAGAAGAAGCTAACCAGACCTCTTGTAGT